CAACCAGAACCCCAACCAGAACCCCAACCAGAACCCGTAGCTGTACAGCCAGAAGCACCTATTGAGAAGCCAGCAGAGCCTACAGTAGCAGGAGAATCCACCCCTGAGCCTGTACAAAGGCGTGTAAGAAGGGTATAGATTTTGTAAGAGGTGAAGGATGGATGAGATATATAATTCGTTATCGGAGCGAGAGAAGATTGAGGTAGCGAGGGGGAAGCGTAAGTTAGGTGGGTCTAATGTAGGGATAGAGCTTAAGTTAGATGATTATGCAGATGCGATAGAGGATGCGAAGATATGGCTTGGTAGTCGTTTAGGTAAGGTAGCAGAGAATACCTTACCCATAACGGCTGGTCTAAAGGAATACAGATTACCAACGGATGTTGACGATGTGATTGAGGTTATTCCGCCAGGAACGGGTAGTAACAATGTTGAGATAGATCCGTTTAGTTTAGACGGTAGGTATACAACACCCTACCAGACGGGCAGGGGAGGTAATTACTTAGCAGACATAGTAATTAGACAGCAGGCTAATGAATTATCTGCGTCAATTTATGGTAATTCATTTAGATGGGACTATAACAAGCATACGAGAATGTTGAGTATATTTCCGTCTAACATATCTGGGATGTCGAGATACCGTTATCTTACATATCGGATAGACATAGAGCAATTGAACATGAGGGAATTGGAGTTATTTAGGAGATGTTTTATAGCGCACCTTAAACGGGTATTGGGATTAGTAAGAAGGAAGTTTAGTGAGATCCCGATGGGAGGGAGTAAGACAGGATTAGACGGTGATTCTATGTCAGGGGATGCGGAGACAGAGTTTTCGCTTATAGAAGATGATTTGAAGGCATTAGCAGAGATACCATCGTTTATCGTTGGATAGTGTAGTTGCTATAGCATTTTGCGTAATCGATTTCCTGAAATGAAAATAGTTGCACATAATAAGAGAACCAAGTATCCTTGGAATAAGGAGATAATGAATATGCCGAATCCATGGCACGATAGAAGGGGCAAGTTTAGCGCATACGGAGATGCTTTGAAAGATGGTGGGTCTGGGTCACTCCAGTTTGCCCAAAATAAGAAGTATCTTGGTGTTTACGATCTGAGCCTCCCCAGAAACACCAGAGGTAAGAGAGTTAAGCCAGCTAAAGACAATATACTTGGAGTAGCGATGGGAAAACAAAAGCCTTTATGTGGCCGGGCTGCACGCGATGCGGGGAAAAACATTCGTTGTTATGAAGGCTTGGAGAAAGCCACCATTCCTGGCAGTGACATCACCCTTTACGGGCGTCCATTATTTGAGGCAGAGACAGACGGTTCTCGTCTTGAGTGGGAAGTTGTTGAAGAGGGTATGTGGGTTGCCCTTACCGACGCTGGTATGGAACTTGTTGTTATTGACGAGACAGGTGAACGTGACGATAACCAGCCTTACGGTTGGTACGTTTTGGAGGATGAGGAAGCAGAGGAACCTCAAATTTATGGTACGGCTCCATCGCTTCAGTTGGCCCAAGCTGCTTGTGCCCTTGCTGTAGAGGATATGGTAAGCAGACTGGCTTACATAGCCGATCCAGAGTCCTTGGAATACGAGTCTCTTGCATCTATTCTTGAGCCTGTAATCGGGTAAAAGTTAGTAGTTTGTCACTTGTCAGAGTTTGAAGTAAACGGCCTGCTAATTGGGGCCGTTTACTATTTAAGGGGTTACAGATCCAATCCTAAAAGGACAGACTATGCACGAATTAGATGCAGCATTCTTTGCGAGTATAAGTAAGGACTACCATCGATTTGCAGGTAATCCAGCAAGTGACATAGCATATTATGTATTGTTACCTGGGAAGTACAATCCATTATATAGGGAGAGTACGAAACCGAGTTACCGGGGAGGTTACCGTTTTGAGACAGCGTTATTGTTTGAGGAGAGTGACAATAAGGATAGTGACGTAGACGATGCAGGCATGGTAGAAACGGAGTACGACGCGACCACATCAATATCCTGTAGTTTATGGGAGGAGAAGGTTGTAGGAGCGAGCGAGCCTGGACCGATTAAGCCAAAGGAGGGGGATGTTATTTGTTACCATCCAGAGACGAACCAAGCGAGATGGTTTATTGTATTGAAGGTAAAAGAGAGTGGTGTTGTATATGGTGGTCCTACGTTTACGGAATGGGCGATAGATTTGAAGGAGCGGTCATCGTTATCAGGTGAGATAGACGTTAGCGGCCAGTAGCCATTAGATGGCTACTGGCCATCTAATGAACAGTTCTTAAATGTGCATTTGTTTTGTTACAGGTTAGAACAGAGGTAGAGGTACATTTAGTATGCCAGCATCATTTGTAAAGACGAAAGAAGAAGAGGTTGATTGGGAGCGTGCGAAGGGTATTGTAAGTGAGCAATACCCAGGAAAGGAGGATGAGGATAGGGACGGGTATTTTGCTCTGGTAACGACGGTATACAAGAGCATACGAAAGGGTCATGGTGATAACCACTTTGAGAAAGCCGCTACAGAATCCACCAATACAGACGCTACAAGTATAGCTACAGAATCACTATGGAAGAGTTTAGAGCGCCTTAAGGATGTTATTGAATCACCGCTATACGAGAGGATTGTAACGATGGAGTACGTAAGGCCGTTAGACGAGGTTATTGTTCTAACGAAATTGGGTAGATACGTATCAGAGGGTATGGTGAAATCGATTTCCGATGGGAAGGTGATTCTTAGTGTATTGAGGGGAGACACGTTTTACGATAGTCCGTATGACGAGCGGGTATTCATGTATTCGGTCAAGGCAAACACGCAGGAATCAATGAAAGAATTGAAGTTAAGGGAGAGTGAAGAGAAAGACCAGGGAAACGATCCTGTAGATGTACCGATGGAGATCTACCACGGAAACGGTCCTGCTGAACAATACGAGATTATTATGAAGGTACTTGGGATTCCACAGAGGGAATCGGCAGTAGTATGGAAAGACATTATGCAGTTTGGCTGGCCGAACGCAATGAAGATGCACCAGATAGGACCGGATAAGGAGTTTGAACTGAAGGTAAGCCTCAACAAAGGGGGGTTTGCATTTAGTGATCCTGACGTATCAAGAGTACCATAACCAAAATACCATAATCAAAGAGGGCCAGTAATGGAAAATATTATAGGTAAGTTGAGGGGGTACGGGTATTTATTTGCATGTGCAAGTTGTGAGCATTTACAGCGGTCCCTCACAGTATGGATAGACGAAGTACCTAAATGTACCAAGAGATGTAGAGGTCCATTTGGTGGAGGGGCGTATCCAGAGCGCCGGTCTATAATACCGATAGACCGGGTTTGTTTTGTATGTGGAAACGATCCAGACGGAATGGTAGATGTAAAGGGCAAGTTAGTAGGGATATGTGAAAAGCACATACCGTTGCTTGATACGGTATGTCCAATTGGCGAGAGGCCACCATTTATTACCCACAAACATACTCCTGTGCTTTAATGGCAAAGAAGAATGATTTTATAGTAGAGGGGAAAGGAAATAAGAAGTTATTTAAGTTATTTGAGAGAGAGCATGAGAAGCAGCTAAGGAAGCTTGTTGTTAACGGTCTTAGGAATGTTATCGCACGCATAGAGGAGCTATCACACGATTCGGTAATCGATTACCGTGATATATCGCTTATTGAGTATGATACATTTTTTGCGATAGTTTTACCAAAGCAGAAGCGTAAGCTTGATAAGGGAGAGCACAAGCGTACATTGATAGACTTTAAGCCAACGTCGGGGAGTGATGGATTAGTAGCTAAGTTATGTCCTTTACCACCGTTAGCGATACCTAAGGAGGTAAGGGCCAGGAGTATGCTTATAGCGAGAAGGGTAACAGAAGAGGAGTATGATTTTATCACAGAGTCTCTTCTTGAGAGAGTACCGGAATTTTTATTAGCGGGATTAGTAGAGAAGGGCACGATAGGGGAGGTAAAGAGATTAATTTACCGTAACGATGGATATGATGATATTGAGGTAACGGATAATTTATCATGGATAATGCTAAGGGAGGAGTTTGGTAGGGGAGAGAAGCAGGTAATGATATGGCGGAAATCGATTACCGAGTTTGAGAAGTACATACAGAAGCATACGAAGGAGATATTTAATGATATTGTACTTAGGTCTGAAGGGATAGAGAGAGTATCAGGTATAGACGAGATGGACGGTGAGTTTTTCACGAAAGGGATTAGTGGTAATGTAAGAGAGCCGGGTGTCAAATGATGACAATAGATTTATTTGATTTAGGCATAGTAGAGATGCTTGGTGGAAAGTTAACCGAGTATCGGGAAGGTGGTGAGACAAGGCTTGAGTACGCAGTACCTCACCCTACGGTTTTAGGGAATAAGTTATATGGTGGGAAGATTCCTATATTTTTTGCAGGTGGTAACCAGCAATTTATGTCTAAGGTATGTCCATATATAGTCATAAATAGGACAGGTATAGATAAGGATGATGGAAGGCGTGTAGGATGGAATTTAGAGTACGCGAAGCCATCAAAGTTTGCGAGGGATTTAATTACAACGGACGCATTTGGTAATGTATATACAGGCAAAAGCCAATATGAGTTAAAAACGCGCACGATGCCTTATGACATTGCGTATGAGATAACGGCGGTTAGTCGGGGCGGAATGGCAAAGACGGAAGCACAGACATTATTTATGTACTTGCTATCTATTTTTACGCCGGATGGTTTTTCGCTTACGGTAAGGAATGAAGATGATATAAGAACGTATGACGGATCAACGGAGGATATACAGACGGATACGAATTATTTAGATCTAACGATGAGGGAAATAAAGTACGGGCTAACGATCAAGATAAAGGGGGAAATCGATTTCGCAATAGGCTACGACGTAATGAGTGTTGGGGGTTTACCGGTAGGTACATTTAGCCAGTCATAACGATCCAACGATAGTTGGCAAAAATGATTGAATCGTTTATGAAGGGATCAATGGAGTTTTAGATGGCAATAACACCTACCTATCCTGGCGTATATACCGAGCGGTTGCCTGCACAGGGCGCAGGTGCGAGTGCGCAGAGCAGTTCTGGCCTTGCATTGATTGGCGCTACACCTATGGGACCGGTAGCGGGTCTTGACGGTGAGGAAGCACGGGTAGTAACGTCTTGGGCAGAGTTTGAGAGGACATTTGGAACATTTACGACTGAAGGGAGACTTCCGTTAGCGGCATGGTTATTCTTTCAGAACGGTGGGTCAAGACTTTATGTAGTTCGTTGTGCAGCATCAGACGCAGTAAAGGCAACGGCTTCTATAACATCGACGGTTACAGACGAGTTGTTAGGGTTTACTGGGGATGGGAGTGATACAACATTTAGTATCACCTTAGACCATAAGCCTATTGTCCCTGGTAGTTTTTCATGTAGTTACTTGCCTGCAACAACTGTAACCAGCGAGGTAGTAGCGACGGGGGATGGATCTACCACAGGCTATGAGATTACGCTTGATCACTATCCTCTTACGCCTAATATAATTACGATTAACTGGACATCTGGAAGTGTATCTAAGAGCCAGAGCATTAGTGTAACGGACGTAGTAACGGGGCATGGAAATCCTTCAGGAACGAGTATTGACCGTACATCGGGTGGTATGGCGATTGATATGACGGGTGCAGTTCCCGACAATGCAACAAATGTAACGGTAACATACCGATACTACGCTGCTGCTGTTTCTGTTACGGAGGATGGTGAGGGAGCATTAGCAGGGGGTGCAACGGGTACGATTAATTATACAACGGGGGTTGTAGCGTTTACGTTTACGAACGCGCCTGCACTTAGCACTCAACCTGTTGGGTCATATACACGTAAGCACTTTGACCTTGAGATGCTTTATCCGGGGGTATACGGTAACGACTACCGTATAGCGATATTTGGAACACCTGGGTATGAGGATGACGCACACGCAACATTTACGAAATGGACATTGCTCTTACAGGTAGAGAACGCATCGGGTGGATGGGACACGATAGAGAGCTTTAGTGAATTAGAGCTTACGGATACCACTTTATCCTCGTTTATGACATCGGTTGTAAACGATGAGGCGAGTGGATCTACCTACCTTAGTGTTACTACTGGGGACAAGGGTTCACCTATTGCTTTATCGGGTACACTTTATGCGGATGAGGTTATTGGTGGAGGCGACGGAAGTGAGACAGAGTTTAGTGCGACATTAGACGGAGAGAGTGCGCATAACTATTCCGTAACGATTACAGCACACCGGGATAGTGACGATAGTATTATGACGATAACGGATGATGGCTCTGGCCATTTAGAGGGGGATATTAACGCGAATGGTGTGAATACGATAGACTACGATACAGGGGCGATAACGGTTACTTTTGACAGTGCTGTTTACGACGGTGGAGATGTAGTAGTTACATACTATACCCAAGCTGCTTACGATCAGACGACGCCTCTGGTAATCGATTTCGTAAGTGGTGATGATGGAACAGCTATTACAGCAAGCGACTGTATATCTTCTGAGTTGGAGACAGCTAAGAAGGGGGTATATGCGTTAGACGCGATTAACGAGATGTTGATGGTAGCCATACCTGATTTTGTAGGAACCAGGGCAACGGATCGGCTACTGCTGGATTGGGCGAATAGCCGGAAGTATAGGTTTGCGCTTCTTGCAACACCTAACGGTATTACCTATGAGGAGGCAAAGAATTACAAGCGCCAGTTGAATCGCCAAACGGTATCTAAGGGTGCTGTTTACTACCCATGGATAACGCTTAAAGATCCGGGTACACTTTTGAGCAGAACGGTTCCACCTATTTTCCACGTAGCAGGGGCAATAGCGAAAACGGATACCAGACGTAGTGCAGCTAAGGCACCTGCTGGAGTATCGGACGGAAGGATAAGTGAGTTTTACGCATTTGAGCGTAATTTGAGCAAGACCGAGGTAGGTGTATTGAGGGGAGCACAGGTAAACAGTTTAGTAAACTGGCCAGAAACGGGTGGTCCTTGTGTATGGGGAGCAAACACATTAGAGGTAGGCGGAACCTACGGATATGTACATTTAGAGCGTATGGAGCAATATATCGGGCTTGTAGGTGAGAGGATACTGTACACGAAGGTATACGAGCCTCATACACCTAATTTGCGTGCGCAGATAGTATTGGAGATGACGAGTTTCTTATCATCGTTATTTACGAATGGATGGTTTGCTGGAGCAAAGGCAAGCGATGCGTTTAGGATAACGTGTGATGAGACGAACAACCCGCCCGCATCGGTAGCACAGGGGATATTGAATTGCAAGGTCCAGTACGCACCTACAACGCCTGCTGAATTTATTGTCTTGCAGTTACAACAGATTCGGTAATCGATTTCCATAACCATCCCTAATTTGACATGAGGGATGGTTATGTTAAGCTTCAGACAGGAGAGAAAACATGCAGAATAAGAGTTCCACATTAGAGCTTGAGCAGACATTGGCAGTCAAGGATGCATCGATGAGATTGGCGGTCTTGAAAGCAGCGATAGACGCAAAGATTGCCAGGATTGGTGCTACTTACAATCCATAGTCAAGCAGTTGAACCAGTACAAGCAGTAACCAGTACAAGCCTGAAACCCAAAACCCGCATCCAAAACAGAAGGCTAACCACCTTCTGTTTTGCAATTGAGGGATTCGTTTTTTATGAAAGGATCTGATATCCTACTTCATAGGGAGTAGAGATGAGAACACCTTCACACTTTAGACAGAATTTTAGGGCAGGGGATACAGTAACGGGTGTTGTATATGGGGGTACAGCGGTTGCTACGAGAGACACAGACTATAAGTTTTTGCTTACAGAGAATCCCGCATCTGGCCAAGGCGCGATAGATGGAGGTTTGATACCACTAACTTACGGTATCCCTTCTAATTTTCCGGGGATATATAGGAAGATAACGGCTGCTTACATATCGCTTCCAGGGGTATCATGGATAGATCTATTGATAGTTGAGCCGGATACGGATACCGAGATGTCGTTACCGTATGAGTATACAGACACGTCCAAGTTTGCTATGCAGTTAACGGAGAGGGAATATGGAATACCGATTGGATGGGGATTTAAGGTAAAGAGTTCGGGGGAGACGCTAACGGGTGATGGATTTATTTACATAGCGACAGAGATATGGGAAATACCGCCTATGGCATAACGCTATAGGTTAGTTGCAAAACTATCAAATAGCAGGTATTTACATTTTAAGGTGAGGTATAATAATGGCAAGGCCAGAGGCATCAGATTATTTCCAGGGGATGAGCTACCACTGTAGAACGTCCGATGGGTTTTTAGAGCACACGGACTCAATCAGGGGGGAAGCGGGATTTAATTCATGTTCTCTGCCGGAATTATCTGCTGAAGCGACAGAGTATAAGGAGGGGAATATGCTTTATACGCAGAAGCAGCCCGGCGCACCTACGGTTGGTCAGGTATCGCTCCAGCGTGGCGTAACGAAAACGGACACCAAGTTTTTTGACTGGATGATGCGCACGGTTAATGGAGGAGAGTATCGGACTACCTTGACGATCTACCACTTCCACCGTGATCAAAAGACGAACGGCGTCGGTGATTTATCGAAGGCAAAGAAGATGATTTGCCACGAGGCATGGCCAAGCAGATGCAAGCCAGATGGTGATTTGGAAGCTACATCATCGGACGTATCGATGGCAGAGTTAGATGTAGAGATTGAATGGTTCGAGATTATAGCGGGTTCCTAAGTGAGCTTGTAAAGGGCTTGTAAAGCATTGCGGAAATCGATTACCTCTAATCGGCAACAGGGTATGAAGGGGTTGGAGGTAATCTATGTTACGAATTGCATTTGCCACGGTATCGCCCAAAAACAACCGCTTTGTCGTGAATTGCTTCAGCGGGCGTGATGTTTATACATCACGTCGGGTCTACACCTTTCAGGAGGCAGAGAAAGTTGCCTCTCAACTGGCTATGATTGACACGCGGGAATACATGCTCTATCCACGATAGATTGTTACTTACTATAGATTAGACATTTATCGTCAATCGAATTGATGGATTGAAGCTTAAACTGGATATAGACGATAAGACGCTTATAGAGGTTGAATTATAAATGGCCAGAGGAAGGATAGAGGACTACTTACAGTCGAACGGATTTATGCTAATTGACATTAGCCCTAATCTGAACCCACCATTTTTTGTATTCAACCCATTCATGGGGTTTAAGTCAGCGAGTTCAATCAATTTCTCTCTGGAGACAGAGACATATAAGCCTTTGAATAGTGGGAATACGGTACACTACGTAAAGAGCACAACGGTAGAGGCTATCACCTTAGAGCGTGGAGCAAAGTTTACGGATACAGATTTTTACCGTTGGTGTGAAAGGGCGTCTAACGGAATAGATCAGACCAGACGTAATTTAATGATCGTACAGTTTATGGGAATGGGACATATAAACGAGAGCCCTGTATTACCTGGGCCATTTTCGCAGATAGTTAGGGTTCCGGGGAGAACATGGATATTATGGGAGTGTATACCTACTGGGTATAATTCAGGGGATTTAGACGCTACATCATCGGATATAACGATGATGAGTTTAACGCTACAGCCTTCGGCAATTACAGAAGTTGCGTTAGGTGCGATAGTATAGGAAATCGATTACCAGAGCAATTTGCACCTAAACACATTATTTGATATCTCTATAGACAATAGAGAGGTATTTAAATGCGTTCACTAACCGAATGTTCTTGTTCTTGTCAAGATGAAGATGAAGAGGATATGCTTCCTGAGGAAGAAACAGACGAAGAGGAGCTTGACGATGAGGAGCTTGAGCTTGAATCTGTAAATACATGGAATGCAGGTAGGGTACATGAGGCTTCTGCTGAAGAGAAACCCAGGGGCAAGCTTGTGCCTATGACACAGATCAAGGTAGCAGGAAACCAAACGATTAACGACGTTATCAGTCTTTCTATTGTTGGGATAGACGACGTTATTAAGCAGATAACGAGTACAGAGTACAGTGATCCACGGGCTGAAGACGCAATTTCTACTATCTCCATCAAATTTATGGAGTTTAGAAAGGAGATTATGAAGCTTCGGAAACAGATGAGCGAATCTGTTATTGACTCTGAAGAGATAGAGATTGTAGAGGCAGCAAAGACGGGTAAGGAAGTAGATCCTAAGCTTCTTTCAACGTATATTAGTGGAGAAGTGAGAGTTGTAAATGGTGCTCTTGAGGTAACGGGTTCCGACAAAGCAGAAGTTAGAGCAATGATTTCTGCTGGGATCAGTAAAATGAGTAAAGCAAACCCAGGAGTTGGAACAGGCTTTGCATGGAGACACCTGCCAGGGCCAGATAGCTACAAGGTGATATTGTCTATCCCTGACTAATAGATCCCGACCGAGACTACTCTTCTATGAGGGACGGAAATCGATTTCCGTCCTTTTATATTTGCTATAGTTCTTTGTACACGATAGTCTAAGGGAGATAGGAGATAGCATGGGGTTAGCACGTTCGACGGTTAGGAATTTCACATTGCCTATAGGATACTTACACAACGGGGTAAGATACAGGGAGATAGTGTTATCGGAGATGACAGGAAGCGATGAGGACGTAATGGCATCGGAGATGAATGACGAAATGAAGTACGCGACGATCATAGCAGCGCGTTGCAAGGGATTTATTGGGGAGGGAGCGCCAACAGCGATTAACGTATCGCAGGCAATGACATTACCCATCCCAGACAGAAACTACATTATGATCTGTTTACGTGTATTGACAGCGGGGGAGATGTATCACATTAAGGTAAAATGTCCTAAATGCGAGCACCAATTCAAGGTACATCAGGATTTGACGAAGCTTGAGGTATTTCCTTTAACGGATAAACCGATGACCTTTGAGCTTAGGACGGGTAGAAAGGCAACGGCTAAGATTCCGACATCATACGACGTACAATGGATTACGGGCTTTATGAAAAAGCTTGGGATTAAGGCTAACCCATCGGTGCTAACGGTTATGTTTATAGAATCGATAGATGTAGAGCATCCCGGCCCTACAAATACCACTAATCCAGAGGATATTCTGCTTGTACATGAGCCGATATCACACGATTTGAAGGATGCTAAGAAGGTATATTCGTTTATGCAATCGCTTGTTATGACAGAGCGGGACGAGATACGTGATTATGTGAAATCGCTTGGTGGTGATTACGATAAGACGCTTATTATTACATGTATTACACACCCTGATTATTCTGGTGAGGGATGTGGCTATGAGTTTACGGAGCAATTGTCGGTAGACGCAAGTTTTTTTTATCAGAGGGAATAGGGTCGCTTGAGATTTTAGAGCACCACGAGACGGAGTTTATGTGGGCGCTACAAGTACCGCCACAGGTTATACGAGATATGCCTATTAGCCGCCGCAATAGACTATTCAAGGCGATGGACATGAAGAACCGTGGCCAGAAGTCATTCTGATTAATTCCATCTAAAGCCTTCACCAATCAAGCCTTAGGAAATCGATTTCCTAAGGCTTTTCTGTTTTTTGAAGGAAGCAGATAAAGGAGATACAGGGTTCAGATGGATATAGGCGCATCATACATTTTTAATGCGATAACGCGCCCTTTTGTAAAAGGGATGGACGCAGCGCGTAAAGCCCTTGGAGGTTTTACTAAATCTAACGATACAGCGGGTGATGCAGCCAGAGCGGCGGCAAAGAAGCTTGAAGAAGAGAAGAAAGCATTAGACAATGAGAAGATAGACAAGGCCAGAGGTAGATTAGATTCGTTGAAGACAACGCTTATGGGATTGAACCTTGTTAGTTTATCGGACATAGAGGGAAGGGTATCGGGATTTGTAAATTCGCTTGGTAATTCAGGGGGAAGCGGGTTTACGAGTGGTTTAGCCCGCATGGGAATGGATTTTGACAAAAGCTTTGCGGGTATGGCGGCTAAAGCGGGGATATATGGTAAGGCACTAAGGTCAGAAGAGAAGAAGATATTTAGTGCTGCTTATGGTCTTAATGCAGATGCGAATTCTTTAGGTGAGAATTATTTAGGCTTGAAGAAAGCCGGGGTAGCGATAGACGATTTGGGATTGAGTTTACAAGACTTGGTAAGAGTAACGGAGGTAACGGGGCTTAGTGGAGAGCAGTTAGGGGCGATATTTACAGATTTGACCAGGGGCTATGGGTTTACGACGGAGAGTGCGCGTAAATTTATGGATACGTTTACGCAGCAGGTAACGGCTCTTGGAATGGGAGCAGAAGCTTTTGGGAGCATAGACGATATCTTTAAGAACATGGATGAGAAGTTTGTATTGACACTTAAATCGGAGGGGCCTGCTGAAGCAGAGAAGGCGTTAAGCTCTATTACACGATTAGCGAAGGGAATGACGGATGCGTTAGGGGGAACGTTACAGGATAACATAACGGGCGCAACGCAATTGTTTTCTAAGTTGCAGGATGAGGCAAACGTACTCCCTACGATGATGGCGGGTATGGACGCATCCTTTGGTGAATTAGCAACACAATTAGGGGTTACATTACCGGGTGGCTTTAACGAGGCAATGGCAGCGATTAAAGCGGGTTCCGAAGATCCGTTAGAGTTTGCGAAGAACATAGCCAAGATGGGCGCAGAGATAAAGGCGGTAGGTGGTCCTCAGGCATCGCAGCTTATGTTAAGTATGAGTAAGACGCTTACAGACGAGTTAGGACCGAGCTTTGCATATTTATTCCAGTCGGGAATGAAAGGTGCAGATGCGCTTGCGGCAGTCCAGAAGCCCATTGAAGGTGGTATCAAGAGCTTAAAGGAGCTTGGGAAAGAGGGGTATAGAACGGGTCTATCGACAGACGATAGCTTACAGAGGATTAAGGATGGTTTTGAGGCAACATGGAAGGGGATAGCATCGACTACCAGGGATGGGCAGACAAAACAAACAAATGATGCAAACCTATGGGTAAAGACACAGAGAGAGAGCTATAGTGAGCTTGGAAAGTCGCTTAAACAGGCAGCATCGGGTAAAGGTGTGCCTATACTAACAGAACAGATGAAGAACCTTGGCATATCCAGTGAAAATATAGAGGTAGCTAATGGTTATTTAGGTAAGTTTACGCATTCACTTTCGCTTTACCAGGCTGGTGGATTATCTGCTGCATTTCAGCCATTTGTAGGGGAGAAGGGGGTATTTGGTAAGATAGCGAAGTTTGCAACGGAATCGACACCGATGTTATCGTTTTTAGACAGTTTTGGACTGAGCTTAGACGATATTATTGCGCCTATTACTGGGATAACGGGGGGTATAACGGCGCTTATATTTGCTGTGCCATCGGTCATAGAGGTATTTTCGCAGTTGGAGGCAGCTTTTACATTTTTTGAGCCTGCAATGCTTGCCTTAGAGGCATTTGGAGGTTCATTTATAACATTATTAGGCGGTCCAGAGATAGCGATAGCGATAGGTGCATTGGGTGCGATTGCTGTAGCGTTAGGAGGGATAGCGATAGCATCAGGTCTTTCAGACAAGGCATTAGCGGGTGATTTTGGGCCTACCATTCAGGGCATTGCAGAGAAGGCACAGGGTTTTGCCATGGAGGCAGCCGCTGCGATAACAACTGGATTATTTGATTTTAAGGACTGGGCAAAAGCATTTAATGCCGATGAGATAACGAAATCGATTACCGACACGCTCAATGGAGCATTAGACGGGGTAGAGAAATGGTTGAACACGCCCACCAATTCGCTATTTTTAGATTGGATTACAAGAATAGTAATTCCTGCCCTATACGATATAGGGACTATATTAGTTCCAAAGCTATACGATATCTTAGGGAATCTGCCAATTGGGGATATCTTTCAGCGGGTTGGTTCCCTCTTAGGGAAGGGATTTAATATGGCGTTAGACACGATTATAGAATTTGGTATTAATACGTTATCTAATCCAGGGTTTTGGAGTGGCATATTCTCATTCTTACTATGGGGTCTTACAACGGCCTTTAAGAACATGGCTAAGGGTATGATAATGCCCTTACAGTTTTTGTTTGGATTTTTATCGGAGACGATACCAGCCACTGCTGGTAGGTTTTTGGACGGGCTATCATGGGTTTTTGAGCAAATAAAGCCGATGTTGGTTTCATACTTTGAGCAAATAAAGCCGACGTTGGTTTCATACTTTGAGAACCTTACTATCGGGGATGCGCTTAAGACATTTTTTAATTGGTCCCCAATGGGAATGGTCTACAATCTTCTTAAATCGATTACCGACTATATTGGAGCGTACTTATCCTCTCCAGAGAATCTAATGAAGGTAGCAGAAGCCTTTAACTTTTTGTTTAGCGGGATCTCATTAGAGGACATAGGAACCGTTCTTAACGGGGTACTTACATTCTTTAGTGGTATATTTTCGAGTGATGGAAAGCTTAGCGAGAAGTTTAACGAATTCCGCGCCTGGGCTGCTGAAGCGTTTAGCTCTTTGTTCAGCGGGATCTCATTAGAGGACATAGGAACTGTCCTTAACGGGGTGCTTACGTTCTTTAGTAGTATATTTTCGAGTGACGGAAAGCTTGGCGAGAAGTTTAACGAATTCCGCGAAATGGTAGCAGAAGCCTTTAACTACGTCAAGGAGACATTTATCAGTTCTGTTGCTTCATCTATTCCATTGTTTGGAACACTCTTTACCTTCCTTAAGGTAGGCTTTAATTTATTAGGCACGAATGCCAGTGAAGTATTTATGAAGGTCAAGACGAGCATTCTTACTGCTTTTATGGAGGTAATGAATTATCTTGACAATACGTTTACATGGTTAGAGGAGACATTTACGTGGATAGGTGCTACGATCTTAGGTGTGCTTGTGGGCGTTAGTTTAGCGGTAATGAATAATATGACGGCGCTGAGTACGACGATTCACAGCGTATTTGACGAGATTATATTATTCTTTTTGAACGCCTGGGATAAGGTAAGCCTCGCATTCAAGGATAGCGGGGTATTGGGAGCGGTTAAGGCGATAGGAGAGGCAATAGGCATAGGGGATAAGGAAGCCCCCACCTTGGCTACACCAGAGCAAGTAATTGAGGCAAAGAAGACGGAAGCACTAACAGAGGTACAGTTATTAGCGAAGGGTGACGCACGTTCTATCATACAGGTGCTCTTGAACGAGGGGAGAAGGAATAGGGAGGCATTAGGGGAGATAAGAGACAAGATACAGGTGATTCCATCACCAATGACGAGACCTGGCTCCCCGAAACCTACTGGTGACGGTACATCTGGTACATTGGGCAATAGGTAAACCTACAATGGGCAATAGGTAAACAATGAAAAGCACGGTAGACAGGAATTCATGGTGTTTCTTTTCGGACATATACGAGAGCAAAGATGGAGGGAGATACCAGACATTATCGGTATTTCCTAAAATATTGTCTCAACCGGATGACATTCCATATATAACGAGATATGGGGATAGGTGTGAGGCGTTATCGCTTCGGTTTTACGGAGAACAGCGTTTATGGTGGGTTATTTTAGTTGCAAACAACCTAAACGATCCCCTTGTAGATTTTGTTCCTGGGACAGAATTGATAATTCCATCAGTACGCTACGTAAGAGATAAGATAATTCGGTAATCGATTTCCATACTCATAAGGAGACATGCATGCACATTACAGCACTTTCTTTAGCTTTTGCTAATGATATTAGAGACAATAAAGAGTTTCATTTTTACATGAAACGGTTGTTTTCCACTCTTATCGGAAGGGAAAAGGTTTGTAGTTGCCTCACCTTTAAAAACGGCGCAACGTTAGCCTCATTAGCATTTGGGGACAAGATAGATTTAGAGACAGAGAATTGCATATTCATGCCTGTATCGACGGATAGGGCGATAGGGATATTGTCGCAGCTTTTTGGATGTGAACCAATGAATATCGTAGCGATGACAATCCCGCTCATGCTTGCTGACCATGAGGACGCAAAGAATCACAGATTACACATAGGGTTATATGAGGATCCAAGTAACTCTTTCAATGAAGCACTTTTGCAGATTTACTACTCATATTATTTGGGCCTTAAGAGGCAGAAGCAGGCTGTGGATACATCCACAGAAGATAGCTCCACAGAAGATACCTCTATAGAGAGCACCAAACCCACAGAAACCCAACTTACAGAATCTAAACCTGCACCATTTGAGAGGATACCTAATTTCGCTAAGCCTATCAATGAGCTATGGGACTGATGTGTAGCTCTGTAAATAGCTTGTAAAGAGAATAGCCGGTGATAGATAATCCTCCTATCACCGGCTATGTTGTTTTTCGACAGGGAGACAGTCATGCTGAATGAATTATTGAATGATGACGATTTCGATCAAGATCTTTTGGATTCCATACGCAAATTTGAGAGTGCTTATGGAGCGCCCATAGGTACTACCCCATCGGGCTATGATGCTCTCAAGAGAGCCATTCCATATCTTTGTGGCTACGCACTTAGTGCGAGTATTGCATTGGATACCGATGTGCGGGTTACATTTGGGGATGGGAAATGCTATGTAAGCCCGGATCTGACGGTAGAAATCTCATTTAAGACTGATGTTCACCGGATTTCCTCGCCAGAGGATGTAGGGATTTTGTTTAGGGATTTTGTTGAGGCATGGCCAAGATTCCAGCCTTATCACTGAAATCGATTACATCACCTTAATTGGTTGAGATTGAGCTTGTAAACCGTTTGTAAAGCATGATGGAAATCGATTTCCATCTATCCTCAACAGGGTATGTTTCAAAAATCAAAGAGAGGTTCAAATGGACAATGTTTCTACCGAGCCAGTATGGACCGATGAGCAATGGATCGCCTATGCCACTATTGGCAACTCGGTATTCGACGGAGTTGGAGATTCTGGCGCAGCCCGCTATGATCGCTTATTGCGGTTTATTCCACTACTTCTTGCTTCACGGTTTGAGGCTGGATCAGATGGTTCCAAAATTGACCTTGCATACGTCACCCGTCTCTCATTCCGGCCACGCTTCAGCGTCCATAACGGATATGCGCTGATTGAATGGGGAAGTTGGAATCCTTGCATTATCTTTCCAACCTCCCTTAAAGGGGAGCCGGAAAACAAAGAGGAAATTTCAGATCTTGAGAACGATGCAGCCCGATTCTGGCTATCGGGACAGATGCTCTGTCCGGGTTGCCGGTAGCTTATCAAGGGGAGTACCACCAACATTACGAGAGCGCAGAATTAAAAGAGAAGCTTGCAAGCTCTTGACATCTCTTTAAGGCCGAAGTCCGGCTAACCGGTTAATCTGTAGAAGAGGGAAGGAAGATGAGATCAATTACCCGATTGATAGAATCGAAATCATCCTTTGAAATCGATTACCGTAAGAAATCGTATGGAACGCCTATACGGTCTGCCTTCACCATTAGAGCTAAATCTGTACCTCAAATTATCTCCTCTGATGAGGACGCCCCAACGGGCTTCATTCAAGAAGTGATTGATGAGGAGGTACGTGATCATAAACGTAGGGTCACTGGTACATTTAAAGTTCTCTGTAGAGCACCAGAGTTTGTAACGCTTCGATGGGAGATTGGAGCGGTAGACCATGACAATCCACCGATGCCGCCAGCCCTTATACGAGATCCTGACCTTCCTATTGAGGTAGAGACATATTCAACCCGCATAGATGGAACAGCAACAGGGGTATCTTATGATATGGGCTATACAGCCAGTTTTTTACTTAACCGAGAAGGCATTACCAGATTCTCGGTTAATGAAGGAAAGACAACGGTAGAGCAGGTATACCGTGTTTCCATATCGCTTACAATAGATTGATAATTTCTTCACTTCAGAGGTAAAAATGATTCCAGTAACTATCATGTGCTACACGGTGCGCCCGGTCGATTATGAACCTATTGATCGGGTATTTACGGTATACCCACTTACAGAGTGCGCGCAACAATGCTACTCACTTAAAGCCATTCAAAGGACAGGAATTATCCCTGTATCCGGCTATAGGGTAGGAAAGAATTGTCTTCCGCATTCATGGTATCTTGAATATATCCGCTTGTTTGAAGCGGATCACCAAGTTATTGTTAGTGGCCGTCCTGATCCTCGGACACGCGATAGGGCACTTATCATCTTTAAGGATGATATAGAAGAATGGATAAATAAGTATTGTCCTAATTCAAATCGTACAGAGGATAAATGGTTTGATATGCCAACCCAAACCGACTACGATTTCCTTTACGTTATTATTGGTGGTAATAATGCCACTTGATACCATGTCGTTCCGACTATCTCATGTCTAAAAAATACCCGCGATCACCTACAATTCACATTGTAGATTGGCCCGATTACAATCGGATAGACGATGAGGAGCGTTTAGCATTATGTTGCGCTAATCTTAATCGTGCCGAACAACTTAGGGTGCCGCTCTCTAACTCTGTAGAGAGCACTTGTACAAGATGCCTCCAATTATGTCTTATTGGAATGGAAGCATTTGAGATACCAACTGAATAAAGCTTAGGAGTCAAAATGATGCAATTCATGACCCATGAGGGTTTAACCCTACGTGCGCCTAAAGAGTTTAGGCGTAACTTCACAGATGAAGTTCTGACGGTACAGCAGGGATTTCTTTTTGATCCCACGACTGTCAATACTCGGTCTACAGCAATGGCATGGGCGTCCAGTAGCACCTATGAGACGCGGGTATCGGAATTGCGTTTCTACAGGGCAATAGGACAGACGGATCGTTCAGAGAGTCATGCACAAGTATGGTATGTATTAGACCAGAGCAACGATACATATTTTGATTTAAGAGAGGAGGAATTTCACTGGCTATTCTTTAATGGCCTAATCAATAACGACGGGTCGATTACGCGCGGTATGCGATGGGCTAAAAACGGGTCACAATATCGCCTAATCCCAGAAGGCTCACCAGAGTATGTTAAGTGCATGGCCCAGCCTATCGTAGACACATGCTTGTCCGAAGGTGAGAAATCGATTTCCGTGAGGTACATCCAATTCGGAAAGACCTATAAGGATGCAAGTGGAGCCCTATACAGGATTAAACGGGTTCAGGTTACATACCCGGATCATAAGTTTTATCGTGGTTTCCACACTTTAGTACAAGTGCAGCAGGTGCTCTTGTATCAGAGAGTCCGTAAACCGGTATATGAGGTATATAGCTGGGATCACCCTTATGCACCGCCCACCCTGGCAAATAGATCACGTAAAGAGGGGCTAACGTTATCGGACACTGAGTTAACGGATACGAGCTTCTTTGAGCCACAGCTTATCCCGATCTTTTGGGATACAAGGTACTATAAGCCTGAAGATTACCCACCTGCCCCTACTGTTATCTTTTTAGAGGATTAGAATGTCATCGAATATGTATGGATTTACGTGTGATTTCTTTTGGGAGGGACGCCAGGGCGACTGCCAAATTGTATATACCGATACTTGGGAATACGATCCATACTCATTAGGGCGGGTATTAGATCAATGGGAAACAAACGATCCAATCGAATTAGCCAAGTACGAGATTAAGCATCGTGATTGGAGTAAGCCATCGGAATCAGTAAGGATTTGTGTATGGTCTGTGATCGTCTATTACCTCGACACCGATCCAGGCGATCACACCTTTAAACCTCCTACACCAACAGAAAGGGAGCTTCTGGAGCTAATAGCCAATGGAGAGGCGCAGAATTTCGTACATGGATGGGATACCTAATGGACAAAGCAAGGTGCGTAACTTGTGACAAGGTTGTAGATGTTCTCGTATACTATAGATCGGAAATCGATTACCGGTTATAGCATTTCATGCCAAAGCACACCGGTATCTTTATGATGGGAAAGATTTATGATCGTTCCACACGAACGATCACGAATCTATGGATGCCACAGAGTAAGATTATTTTATCCTCTATAGATGTTGAAATAACGCTTGGTTTGAGCCATAAGATAACAGCCTCGCTTGAGATGCCGTATCGTGAGGGATTAGCGATAGTAGAGGGAACGTTATTCAGCATCAGCAACATTTTGTCAGTTAGGTTTGGGTATTCACAGACGGGTTGGATGAGTCCTTGGATGGCGGGGATTATGACGAATCCATCGTGTTCTTTATCGGATACATGGACAATAGGGATAGAGGCACAAGGGGGAGGAGCGTTAGCGTTAGCACGTACAGCAACAAAAGAATGGAGTGGTACTCGGTACTATATTATTGAGGAGATAGCATCACGATTAGGGCTACTGGTTGAAGCAGACTGTATTAACCAGAAGATGACGGAGCCGGTAACACTTAATCAGACGGGTGAGACATACTTTCTGTACTTAGCGGCAATCATACACGATGCAGGATATGATTTTTTCATATCGTCTAATTTAGACGGTAAAGCAACGCTCTTTATTAAGGATAGGATGTCTGCGCCTCGACCTGCAAGGTCATTTGTTAAGTACGGCCCTATAGACAGAGATAAGAACCAGTACCCGATTTTAGAGTTTGATTCCGAACCAACACCTTTTAAATCATCTGGAGACGCAGCTATCAAATCGGTATGGATGGACGATGAGGGAAATATCGTAAAGTACACGGCTACAGAAAGTGCGAGTGCATTACCTCGGACGGGTACAGGAAGCGTAGCAGGGGGAAAGGAGGATATTAGACATGATGAATCTGGGCTGTATATGGACCAGCAAGTTTTATCTTACGAGAGCGGGGAATTAATGTTTTTACCATCTCAATGGTCAACTGCTTCTGAAGCATCGGTACAAGCGAAGTACGATGAGGGGTTAGCGATTCCTCCATGGAAGACATCTATAACAACGATAGGTATTCCTAATATGTTGCCAGGGGAGTTAGTAGCGATTTACGGATGTTCTAAGCGATACGATGGGAATTACGGTGTATTTTCAGTAAAGCACTCAATAAGTGATGGTGGATTTAGTACATCCTTTGAATGTACACGTAATGCGTTTAGCGGGCTTCAAGGATATGGAGACGATAACTACCCTGTGGAAACGCCTCCTGTTGGAGCGTAGCTTCAGCTAACGGTAACTTCAAACAGTTGACAGTTTATCGTTTAATATTAAAATTCTTGTTATAGCCATTCAGGAAGTAACCATGCCTGTATTCAATAGTATAAACGAAGGACTTGATTGGTTAATAAGGTTCGTATCGGAGCGTGGAATAGAGGGTTTATTCCATAGGTTTTATGGTACATACTCAGGAAAGGTAAGTGATGTAAGAGATCCCGATAGAGAGGGGAAGGTAAAGCTTGTTATTCCTGTTTTGGGATCAGACGAACCCTACGGAATATGGGCACGTCCTATGTTTCCGGGTGCAGCGGCAAAGCACGGATTTTACTTTACTCCAGAGGTAGGGGATCAGGTATGGGTAACCTTTGAGAATGGGGATTCAAAGCGTCCGTTATACCAAGGTGGTCCGGTTATTAAGGCGCAGTACCCAGACGAGTTCAAGAGTATAAATGCCGATGTACGGGGGATACGGACACCATCAGGTATATTGATTAGGTTTAGCGATGATCCATTAGACACAAACGTAGTGATAGAGCATCCTACGGGGAGCGCCTTGAATTTATCTAAGGAGGGGAATGTACTCTTGATGGGGAGTAACGGGTCTAATTTATTCATTAATTCCGAAGCAGGAGAGACAACACTAATAGATAAAACGGGTGCAATGGTATCGATGGTAGAGGGAGCGGTTACGCTTGTAAGTAAGGAAGGGAGAACGATAGAGGTAGGCGATGAGATAACGGTTATGAGTACAGGTAAAATAAACATCAATGGCGGCGCATCGGTTAACATTATATCTGGTAATGTGAAGTTGGGAGCAGGAGTAATGGATTCACTCGTAAAGGGTGGAACGTTTACAGCTTTATTTAATGTCCATACGCACCCATGTACGTCACCGGGAACACCATCAGGACCGCCGATTATTCCAATGACGGCAGCACATACGACGTTAAACGTCAAGGGGTCATAATGGATACACTTCTAAGTAAGTACACATCTATGAGGATCAAGGCTGCTGAGCAGATACAGCGGTCAATAGAGAAGATGTCACAATCACCGTCTATGGAACGGGTATTTGATATGACGGAGTTACAGATAGCGATAGATACGTATGACATTTGCCTTGAGCTAATGAGGAACGAGCGTAGCAATAGCCCTATGTGGCTATCGGAGCAGTTATCAAAGCGGATCGACGTTTTACTTAAGCTTGCTGGTAGTAACCAGTTAAAGATAGCGTATACGCATAGGGTTGGACAGCTTCTAATGAAGCAGATATCCTTAATCCAGGCAGGAGCTACCCCATGAGGATGAGCATAAGGGGTGCAATTAGGTCCGTCATAGCGAATGGATACCCTACAATTACACCAATGTTACGGATTGTACGGTTTGCGTTTCTATTATGGATAAACGGTATCCTTTCAGCGGGTATGATTTATACCATCCTTAGGAAGTTATTCTGTCAAAAGCCTAACAATTTAAGGAGTCAAAATGCGCCTACTCATTGAATCACTTTCCAACCTCACTGGTGCGTCAATTCTTGACATTGCAAATCGCATGATTTCAATAGATTCGGAGCTATCAGAAACCGAACGCAATTGGAATCACAACGTAGCCAATGGTTTACGCACACTTGCGAAGGTATACGGATCACAAAGGTATGATGCGATCCTAAGCAGATTTAAGAGCAGCTTATCGCAGATGAAGGATGGAGATGAAACGATTACATCTATCCGCAAGCTTGATGCTGTATTAGCTGACGATATCAAAGCACTTCTAAGTAAGCTTGATAGTGTATGAGTAGATGTAAGTTTCCTATCCTTCCGATACCTTCTATCCCAGCACTATCACTGGAAATCGATTTCCAATTACCGGTGATGAAATTACCCAAGCTACCTAAGTTTGGCGTACCTCCTCCAAGGGTACGACTACCATCAATAAGCATTCCAGGGTTTCCCATATCGATAGATATTGATTTAGAGCTTCCGATACTTAAGCTGCCAAAGATACCAAAGATACATCCAGATTTAGCACTTAGAATATCGCTACCACCATTGAGCATACCGATTATATCGTTTGATATTGATTTAGAGCTACCAACGTTTAGGCTTCCGACTATCTCTTTGCTTCCAGCATGTCCCCTGGACTATCTGTAAATGGACTATATGTAAAGGAAAGCGTTATAGGGTATGTATGACCAAGGGCATAGGATTTCCGTTTAGGCGGGATGAGACACTACCTGTATCACCACTAACAGAGGATGATGCGATAAGGGAGAGTATTGAGCAGATATTACTTGTAACCAAGGGGGAGCGGGTATATCGGCCAATGGTAGGAAGTGGATTGAATAGTTTACTATTTGAGCAGAACACACCGGTATTGCAGGCACTAATGAGAGAGGAGATAAGGAGGTCGATACGTGCGCAGGAGAAGAGGATACAGGTCATCGACATACTTATAAAATCGTATGATAACCGAATTGAGGTTAGGGTAACATATAGTCGTCTTGGCAGTACACGTACTGCGAATATAGCGATTCAGAGGGGCGCATGAGCAGCTATTTACAGCGTGATTTTGATACGATGCAAGCAGAGATTATGCAGCGTGTAAAGACGAAGTATGGAGACGTATACGATGATTTTTCAGCATCGGGCCAGGGCATGATGCTTATGGACATTATTGCTTATGCTGCTGAAGTCGTAGCATTTTATGTTGATAGACGGGCGAAAGAAAGCTTTATGAGTTTAGCAGAGGAGCCATGGAACGTAGCGATGCTTGCACGTCAGAACGGCTATCGTGCGAGAGCGGCTGTAGCGGCTTCGGGGATAGCGAGGGTAGGACCGAGCCAAGAGTATGATTTTGAGTTTAGCATTCCTGTTGGATATGCGTTTAAGAATGGAACGGGCAAGGTATTTGAGACAACAGAACAGATAACGTATGATGCAGGAACGACTACCAGCCAATTAATAAATGTAAGGGAGGGGAGAAGTTACTTAATCGTTAGGAGTTCTACTGGCTTAGAGGATCAGGAGATAGGGATAACTGGTATCCCGAAGGGCTACTATTTATGCAATGGGTCTGTTAGGGTAATTGTAGACGGTGTTGAATGGGAGGAGGTAAGCCACTTATCGTTTGACGCATTAGAGCAGTACGAGGTACTATATTTAGACAATCCACCAAAGATAAGATTTGGTAATGGGATATCTGGTGCTATACCTACGAGTGGTAGTGAGATACGGGTTATTTATGTTCTTTGCAGTGGTAGGGATGGGAATGTATCGGGGATAAGCAGCGCGGTTACCCCGTTAACGTATGGGAATACGACGATAGATTTGAGTATAAGCCAGGAGGGAACGGCCAGTGGAGGGGACTACCCTGAGACGATAGATGAGATAAGGGCGAAAGCGCCTGGATACATAGCGGCGCGTGAGGTAGCGATAACGCAAAGGGACTACTACGGTTTAGCGAGTGCATACACGCATTCACAGTACGGAGCGGTAGCGGTAGCACAGGCGTATTGTGCGCGTACAATAACGGGGGACATAGAGACGAATAATTATGTATCGGACATGCAGGGGTTATTTGATACGTATTTAGCCGCAAATGGTACGGATTCAGAGACGATATCTGGAAATATGACAGATATTACCACCTGTACAACGGATATAGCGTCTAAATGTTCACTTATTCTTGGTTGTACAGATACGATACAGACGAATATAGACACGATAGTAACGAAGGCACGGTCTGTACTTGGTAGGAGTGACATATTGGTATCGCCCCAGGGTCACTTTGATTTATACTTACAGGAGGAATCGGATTCTATTGTAACGCTACCTGAATTGATAGCATTAATGGAGGCATCATCGGATGCTGCTATAGTAGCGATAGCACCGGACATAGAGGATATGAAGAATACATTCTCGATAGCGTCTGGTACGGTAGAGAATGCGATAACGGCTTTAGATGCGCTTGGTAATTCGATTATTACTTGTTGTGACGAGATAACGACGCAGCGTGGAACGATAGATGCTTATGTAGCTACAGTACAGACGGACAATAGCACGATCATAACGGAAGCAAACGCTACGAAATCGATTACCGATGGCCATGCAGCGACGTATATTGTTTACCAAACGGAGTTTGAGACAGCCTACCAAGCATTAGTAGAACACCTGAACGACGTTATATCCGCAGATGGTATGAGTAATATGATTACCGTACCTATTTTAGCGATAGACAGTGGAGGTTATTATACAGCGCCGTCTACTGGGCTTATGCGGGGACTGGAGACATATTTAGAGGAGCGTTCGGACGTAGCACACATGGTACGTGTGGTGAGTGGAGCACGCACGATGGTAGGAGTAGACCTACAGATAGGGGTTAGGGTAATCGTAGGATATGTATTTTCGGAGGTAACAACACAGATAGACAATTTAGTAAGGAGTGAGTTGAAGAGAAGGAAGTTTGGTATATCGCTTTACGTATCAAGGATACACCAGATTATACAGAGTGTAATTGGGGTAGACGTATTTAACGTCACGTTCGCATCGGAGCGTGAATTAGACAGTTATGGGAATCTGCTGATAACGGCTGAGAGTGTTATTGTACCAGGGGATATCGTTATATCCCCTATGGAGTGATCCGATGCCATTAAGTCAGCGTCTAAGTATAAGCTACCCTGCGAATGGTGCTGATCCATGGTATGACGCTTTTAAGGGGTTTGTAGACGGCGTAGATCAACATTTATTTGCGGCGATGGAGGATAGGAATAATTTACTGATAGGGGGAGGGGAAGGGAGTTGGAATTCGGATACGGGTGTATTTAGCTGGAGTGAGTCTATACAGATATTGACGCCTTCTACTGGGAAGTTGCAGACGATAGGGGCATCATCGGTAACGGTCACATCAGGACAGATGATTGTTAGCACGATTACACGTGGAGCTACCAGAGCGGTAGTTTTAGCGATGAGCGTAGCCAATTATGTGAGTAGCAACAGTAACCAGATAGTGATTGGATATCGGTTAGGGGAGACGCTGTACCTTAGGACGGGGCAACGTCTATCGAATGGTGACACGGTACAGGTTGGGACGGGTGTTAGTTACATAGACATAAAGGATAAGTTTATTCTTGATAACGAGACATGGGAATTTGAGTTAACGGAGACGCCATCACCGTCTTGTATACCGATAGTCGATATAGATGGGGTATTAACGGAAGGGTACACGATAGTAGGGAAATCGATTACCGTAACGGAGTACCCTGTATATGTAGATGTTGATGGCTGGGTACTTACAGTTAGATATAGGAAGTAAGCTATGGGAAGTTTTGGGGATAGTCCTATAGGAAGTGGAACATGGGGAGAGCAGTTGTGGATGACGGTTCCGGGCGTATACCGAAATCGGGACGAAGATAATGGAGGATACTTAAAGAAGCTCATAGATGCTGTTAGCGACACTTTATGGAGATGCCACGAATACGGGGGAGCCTTACCTTTAATGCGTGATGCAATGAAGGTAGAGGGGGGATTTAACCGACTAATGATAGAGATTAGCTCTATAGACATTGTTAGTGCGGAGGAGTCTGAGGAGCACCGTGGATATATGTACTTATACACAGGGTCAAATGAGGATCTAATCAATGTTAGTATAGGGGACCGGGTATATGGTGCCATGAGTTGTAATGTCCGAAGTGTTAATGCAGTAGGTGGATACATAACGGTATATGGGACGGAAGATCCGAGGCTTAATGGAGCGATAGAGATAACGGCCCCATCGTTATTAGAGTACCTTGGAAGGGACATAGGAGAGGAGATAGACAGTCATGAGCCAGAGACATACCAAAGGAATTTGGTACAGCGGGCATGTTACTGGCAGGGGTTAAGGGGAACGAGACAGGGGATAGTCGTTCGGTCGAAGATGTCAGGTTTTGAGGCGGTAGTTAGGCGTTTATTTAGGATATCTGAATGGTTTTACCGGTCACTACCTGCTGAGAATGTATTTGAGATACCAGCGGGATCTAACAAATTCTATACGGACATAGAGCCGCGTTTTATGTTATTTGACGAAGTAAGAGCAGACGTAGCTGCATGTGATGATCTACCGCCAACAGCGTATAGTGAGGATATAGAGGTAGTTGCTATAAATTCATTCAATAGCACAACAACGCTTAGCTTAAGCGCACCGGTAATTGGGATGCTTAGTGCAGATAATGGGACATGGTACGTGGAGAGAGAAGGGAGACAATACTACATAGACAGTATTAATGAGGATTTAGATGAGATAACGGTAACGAGCAACATAGACACACCAGAGATGGGTGAGTATACGCTTGTGCACGACGCGCGTAATACACCTATGATGTCTTGGCGTCCATCCCACGTAGTAAGGATAGAGCTAACGATAATAGACAGTAGTTTATTATCGGACAGTATCTTTTTGGAGGACGTATTAACGAGATTGATAGATAAGCTTAAGCGGGCCGCACCTGCACATGTAGTATTTGCGCAGATAGCTTTTATATTAAGAGCGAGCACGGTATTGAGGATACAGAAATCGATTACCGGTTATGTGCGGCAATTTGGACACTACGATGAGATAGCAGCAGATGAACAACCGGCAGACACTTATGAGGAGAGTGAGTTATGAGAAGCATTACAGATTTAGTAGAGGCAAACGAGTGTTTGCCTCTACTTCCCAAGGGATACCGAGCGGTAGGAAGCACCAAAGAGCATCCTGAAATGAATCGCAGGGGAGAGTATTTGCTTAGTGTTTTTAGCGAAGCGGTTCCAAGCGGGTGTATTGATCAGCGTCCGACAACGCGGGATGTTATTTTAATGGATTGTAAGAAGCGCCTTAAGAAACCGCCTGTAACGCTTTTCCAGTATTGGGGTAGCGCAATTAGTCAGATGCGCGGTATGAGAAGTGACGGTTATATTTTAGCGGCAAACGAGGAGACACCATGAACATAATTGCAACGATAGGGGGATTGAATGCATTTAGGGAGGCGCAGCTTGGAACGAGCGTTACGATATCTTACTTTAAGATAGGTGAGGGAGGCTGGCAGATATTGAATGGGGCGCAGGTAATGCGCACACCAGATCCTAATTTAAGTGATTTAGACTGTATAGAGAATCCATCACGTTATCCATCAGACAGCCTTGTATGGTATCAGAAATCGATTACCGAGGCAGACATAACGCATAGTGAGGATGGAGAAATCACCTTAGCCTGTGAGTTAGACGTAGGGGAAGGTAACGATTTTAACGATATAGATCCGCCTGAATATTGGGAGATAGGGGTATTCACGGATGAGGATGTTATGATGTACTACGGGACATTTAGTAAGTTCTCTAAAATATCGGATCGGGTATTCCACCTTGATCTGGCGATAACGATAGAGAATGTTAGTTAAAGGAGAGGTATAAATGAGCACAAACCTTGTAACGATAGCGAGAGATAATCTTAAGGCAAGATGGAACGAGCCTTATGTAAGCGAGGCACTGAATATGCACACGGCGGCATTTCCCGCTGGTATTGTATATGGGTTTAGCATATCGGTTCCAAGTGGTAAGAATATCCGGTTTAGTTTGCACAGTGAGTTAGCTTTAAGCCTGTGCAGGATACGTGTAAATAACGTATGCGTAACTTACCGAGAGAGTAGTGATATCACGATAAATTTAGCGGCCCATGCAGGGACAACGGTATATTTAGGGATAACGGGCAGTTATTCGACGGGGAGTGAAACAACAGGAGCCTATATTGCATACTCGGAAGCAGAGTATAACGCAGGGGTTCTTGGTACGGTATGGTTATGCAAGGCATCGGTTCCGGGGAGTGGAGCAATGTCTATAACAGATATTGACACATCTATTCGGTCGAGATCATGGAGTGAGGTAACGGAGACATCGGAGCTTGTAGCTTGGAAGGAAGTTATAGCCGATCCAGCGTTAGTTAGTGTTGATTCAGTAGGATTAGAGGAGTCAACTGGAGATGCGACATCCGATGTTACGGATACCAACAAAGTTAACGGTGTACATTTAGTCAAGCTTTACCTTGATGGGGGCACAGCGGGGGATGTAAATCGTTTATTGAACGGTATTGGTATGACGAAGATAGGTACGAAGATCCGTCTTAGATATAGGATTCGTACCATAGGATTTACGTCAACGGGTGCAGGGGTATATTTACGATACCGGGATAAAGACTTTAGTGTATTGAGTGACGAAGTAGTGGGTTTATCGTATAGTACGAGCACGGTTGCTATGACAACATACACGTATGAGGTGAGTCCACCTGCAAATACCTGTTATGTAGAGGTAGGGGTAGGCGCGAAATCGATTTCCGCAGGCAATTGTTGGATAGAGACGGTACAGGTATGGACGGAGGCTGCAACGGGTTACTTGAGGGGGAACCAGATGCCTCAGGTATGGACACCATCTATACGGTTATTGTCTACGGATACAGCGGGTAAATATGCTTGTTTAGATTGGACAAGCGATCAGGACATATTACTTAAATCCAGTGGAGGCGCAAACCTTTCTATAGGGGAAGGCGGAGTAGGGGATAGTGAGAACATCAATGTGAGTATACAAGGGACACTCACAGTAAATGCGATAACGAAAAGATGGACGATAGGAGGGGGATCTATAAAGGCATATGCCAGCCAAACGGTTGATTATGCCGGTGTCAGTACAATTCTTGACGAAGTTGTATCTATCGACTGGAGCCAGCTAAGTGTAATTAATAATCCGTTTTGGAGCATACAAAAAGTATTTTATATCCCGATAGATATTGCGCCATGTACCCTTAAGAAGCTTAGGGTATACGGAAGCTTTGACTGTACAGGCTCAGCAGTTCCCGCTGATATAGAGACAAACGTTAATCTGTACACACTCACCAAGCACCCATCGTTGCCGTTAGGGAACGGGTTTAATTTGATAGGCATAGTAGAGCTAAGTGGGAGTAATGGTATTAGTCTTAAGTGTGAGACAGATTTAGGGGACACGGTATATAGTCCTACGGAGGATGAGCAATTACTAATGATGACGCTCACGATAGGGAATGGAACCGTAGGTGGTAAGGTATACATAGCAGCAATAGAGATAGAGTATGAGGTAATGGGCATCTAACCAAGCCTTATAGTTTGACACGGTATTGACATAAAATGGGTTGTTAGGCTTTCCATATAGGTTAGCCTAACAACCCATTCAACCCTTCCCAACCCTTCCAATTCATGTGACTAAAAAGTGAAGTATTCACCGTATGACATCATTGTGGAGATAGATCCACCTTATATTAAGTGCCTCAACAGAGAGAAGAAGGCATTGATCAATAAGTGCATAGGAGCTTTAGACGAGTACGGGGTATTTGACTATGCGCTATTGAGACAGAAATCGATTACCAAGGGATACCGGATAGGAGAGAATAATTATGTACCTATAGGCAGGCTATTGGATACGCTGCTTAGTTGTTTAGAGAACCAACCCAGCAATTTGCCTATACGGGTACAGCTACGGAGTCCATACGCGCTTGTATGTGGATATGTATTTTACTCTGATGCGATAGCAAAGCTATTAGGGTTCAACAGTGTATATCGTACAGGGGAACCATCCTTATTGGAATACAATAAGCTAATGAAGATGGATATAAGGATGGCATCATCTCTTATTGAGAGATTTACGTCATTTATGCCAGAGGGAAAAAAGGGGAATGGAGAGTTATTTGATGAGAAGGATATTATCTATTGGCAGTCGTGTGTATGGAACCCACCGAGTAAGAAGATCAGCTAATACATTTAGTTGACAATATTTTCTGTACACTCTATTATCTGAGAAAGATAAGGAGTTTACATGTCAGCAGAACCGTTTCAGACTACCCGCTTGCAAGAGCTTACAGCAGAGTTGGCAGTTGGTGGGGAGGGAGCAAGCCCCGTTCGTGGCCAAGGGCTTATCAATTTGCTTAGCGCCTTGGCATTCGACCTGAACGCAATGATTGACGTTACAGTAGCGACCATTTTGGATAACCACCAGCTTACGAAGGATTCTACCACCTTCCAGAAGCTTGATCCTAACGGTGCAGATAGGGATCTTCGCCTACCAAATCCAAGCGATATGGGTCTGAAGTTGTTTATTATTGTCAATGGTGCCGACGCCGCAGAGTCAATTGTTGTCAAGACCTTCAGTGAAGGCGCTACTGTTGGTACTTTGGCACAGAACAAGGCAGGATTCTTCATTCTGAATAATGGAGCATGGGTCAAGCTCTGCACGCTTACCATTACCATCTAACTAATTATCGGTAATCGATTACCGATCAAGTTACCATCTATTTGGTAGACATAAAAGAGCGGGAAACCGCTCTTTTTGTTTTATTCCAAAGATATGTTAGCTGTAATATACAGACAGAACGGAAGGTGAACGATGGCGGGAATAACAGGTTTAGCGCAAGCGATTATAAATGGACCTGAGTATGGCCGCCCTGGTAAGATGATAATTACGGCGCTTGAGGACAATGGAGGTTTCTTTTTGCCTTCACAGAGTCGGGATTTTCCATGGCCAGAGAGTTTGAGTTTTACACGGTCGGCTAATTATGACAGCAAGCAAATTCCTGGCGGTACAGGGGAGTTACACCAATGGACGGGGACAACGGCTAATGAGTTTAGTTTAACGTTTAAGCTCATGAGGGATATACGACCGAGGGAGAGTTTACCGATAATAACGCGGATAGTGGTAGATCCACAGAGTCAAACGAATCAGGCGCATAACCGGGATATAATGCTTGACATAGAGTTTCTGAGTCAATTTGTGCTTCCGAAGTATTCGAGTTTAGACGGATACATGTTGCCTAAGCCGCCCCCATTGATTATGGTACAGTTAGAGGGATTGAAGATAGGCTACGCAGCGGGAAACGACTATATGATATGCGTTGCTACGGGGATAACATGGGAGATAATACAGTCATTTCCTGATGGAACACCAAGGATAGCGACGGTGGAATTACCGCTTAAGGAGACGTTTTACGATAGCAGTGGTAATATCGTTATGCACGATAGGAGTAATTTACTGCTTGACCGTTTCAACGTATAGCCTGTAAAGGAATTGCAAAGACGGCCTATTAGCGGTTGTAGAGCATCCCAGACAGGATATGATCCTCTTTGAAAAGGAGGAACAGATGATCGGAAACGTTATCCTTAATCGTACCATGGAGCTTCCAGAGTACGATACATCAGTGATCCCGTTACCGCTTAGGGATCACTCTCTGAAATCGATTACCAAGTTGAAAAATAAAGGCTTCTTTGTGAGGGAGCTAAAAGCCTCAACCACGATCTCAACCACTGAGGTTAGAATTGGGATTGCTCCTCTATCCCAGATAAGGGTTAGTGACATTCCAGATGGGGAAGTTGTAATTACCCTATCTGGAGGGAAAGTATCGTTTTCATTCTGTGGAATTCGGTATTCCGAATCGGCCTTTAAGGAGCGGGTAACGAATGGGGTTTAAGCCTCATATTATTGGATATGGAGAACCCTATGCCTACCGCCACCGTAGGCTCTCTCCCCTATTGAGAGCACGATTGCTAAGGATCGTACCAGGGACAATCCTTGACGTATTTCTTGACAATGGATTGTTTGTCAGGACACAGGCGATCAATAGTCCACGCCAATCAAATGGTAGTTGGTTTTGCCTCATAGCCCCGGTAGAAGGGATTCCGAACGTTTCTACACCTAATGGCTATTGGTTACAACCAATAGAATCCATAAGATTTTATGGGGGATGGAATGGACATCGGAGATTTAGGAGTTATGAGGTGGAAGATTCCAACCCACTACCTAAAGGGTAATGATGTTTTTTCTTCCGTTAGTTTTGTTTCCTACGGCGCTTATTAGCGCATATACTCCTCACTGCACTGGTTGTACTGGAATGACAACCTCTGGAAAGAAAGCAAAGCCAGGGATGGTAAGTGCAGATCCCAGGTATTGGGAATTCGGGGACTGCATTGAGTTGCACCATCCAGAGCCTATTGGATGGAAACGATACATTGTTGAGGACACAGGAGGGAGTGTAAAGGGTCCGAATCGATTTGACGTAGTGTTTCTTTCAACCAAAGAAGCGGATCAATTTGGTATTCAAAAACTGGAGTATCGTATATGCACGACCTAAACATCTCGGAAATCGATTACCAGAGGTAAATATGTTCTTTCGTGTAGACGTTACATACTACGCAGAGCGGGGTAATGGTACAGGAATAGACTGTATTGTGAGTGCGCCTTCTGAAGATATTCTTGTTAAGTATCTCTTTCAGAAGTTCATGGTAACTGACGAGGCAGAAGCCGAATTAGTTGAGGAGATATTTGGCGTACCCCCGAAGGTAGTTAGTGTTTACTTATCTGATCTAACGGGGGATACGGACGTTATTGAGCGTGCATTATCGCTTGGCTTATCATTTATAGATGACGGCGATCCTCGCATTAGAGGATTGAAGTATAAAATGATTATTGCCTTACGTGGTGATTACTGGTCACACGTAATAGAGCGATGTTATTGTCCATACCGCTTCAGATGGACACCTATAGGCGTAGCAGACGGATTAGATATTGAGACGCTACGGACAGCGTTAGGCGCACGTTTTGTTGAGTTGCCCTACCCGTAGCTGTGCTACTATTCTACCCACTACCCCACTACCCCACTACCCTACCTCACCAGAGAGATACAATGGGAAATCGATTACCGTTTGACGTACTAAGACCAGAGTTTGCTTATGGACAGTACCTTAAGTACAAGGGATTAGTCTTATACGTTAGACGGTCCAGACGAATTAGCGACGGGGCGCTAATCCCATGTTTTGATATTGCCAGGGTACAAGCTACTAAGAAAGGACACAAATTCTTTACAAAGTTTCTTATAGAGACATGTGAGTATTTATCTTGTCACCATCCTGATCATGGAATATATGTAGAGTGCGTAATGAATCCAAGATTCTCTAATTACTTAGAGAGGATTGGAGGTATTAGTGATCAACAGTTTAGCCCATCGTATATTTTCCCTCCTAACATTCTCCCCTCTCTTAGAGAGGGATTAATAAATTCCCTAACCATTTCTATCACCTGGAGAAACAATGAAGATTCAAACATCAGTAGCCTTATTTCGTGATTCACTTTCGCTTGCAGCCTCTCTTTTAAAGAGAGAGGGAACGCCGCAACAGACATCGGTATTGTTGAGAGCACACAATGATCGATTGGAGGTTATTGGCCAAGATGGCATAGTATATGCGAAGCTGCAAAGAGAATGCGTTGTTAACGAACCAGGGGACGTAGCGGTTCCGGCAAAAAATCTATTGTCGGTATTGAAAGTTCTGGCTCCGGGATCGATGACGTTTACGGCTGATAACGAAGGAAAGGGAATGGTTGTATGTGGTAAATCACAATACAAGCTTAGCACCTTTTCTTCTGCTGATTATCCACCGGACATTACAGATGAATTTGTTGAGGTAGCGATTTTGCCAGTAGCGAAGTTTAAATCACTTATCGACGGTATATCCCACGCGATTGCACCAGACGATAACCGGTATGGCCTGAACGGAGCACTTATAGAAACCCATACGCAGGATGGTACGGAATTTGTTCGCATGGTAGGAACGGACGGTAATCGATTATCCTTTGCGGACATTGAAGGCTCAATGAGAGAGGGATTTAAGAAGGGATCGCTTATTCCAAGGTCATCCCTTCAGTATTTGAGCAACGGTCTTACTGGAGAGACAGTTACAATTAGTGCAGGGGAACGATGGGCAGAATTTACGAGCGGTCCATCATCCTTCCGTGTACGTTTTCTTGTGGCAGAGTTCCCTAATTACCGTGAGGTTTTACCGAGAAGCTACAAGGGATCTTTTAGTGTAAATATAAATGTACTAAAGGACGCGATTAGACGATGTATGGTATTCTCAGACAATAGCCATACGATTAGGTTCAAGGTAGAGCCTACGATGCTTACACTCACCAGCCGTAAGCTTGATGCGGGTGATTCCAGAGAGGAATTGGATATCGTAACGGACAGCAATGGCACCACTTCGGCCTTATTTGGCGCGAATGGTAAGTTTATCCTTGACGCATTATCTGCAACATGGGCAGACGAGATTATATTCAATTTTGGAGATCCACTCGCCCCTTTCCTGATTGAAGGGAAAGACTGTGGAGATACACACCATATCGTTATGCCCCTGCGTCTCGAATAAAACAGCCTTGAATAAGAGCGCTTGAATAACAGTATCGAATAACAACCTGACTACATTGGGCCGATCTAAACGTCGGCCCTTTTATTTGCCCACCATTTCAGAATCCCCTACCACGGTATGATCCTAAGCCTTCAGCTTTACAAGTCCTTGACAAGAAATACATGTACAAGTTTTAGGGACAGGCTATGATGGAAACGCGGAAGGGATTTCAACTTCCTAAGGAGTCAAATGAGCCAGAATCAATCCAACCAGAATCTCAACAATGACAACAACGCTAACCACTACGCAGTGGGTGTAGGGCACCGTTGGGTGCTCGTATCGCGGGATGTGGTTGCAATGAGGCAACCCAATTCGGATACGGTAACGGACCCTAATGGTGCCCCCTTGTTCAAGGGGACGGTACAAGAATTCTGTCGTAGCTTCGGCGGCAATCTTGTACCCGCACCTGACCGCCTCCCCACCAACGTCCAAGAAGCCCTTGGGATCAGCAAGCCCCAACCCAAGGCTTGGACGCCTGATCCTCGTCACGAACGGCGCAAGCGTTTGGAAGAAGTTGTCTCGACCCTTTCCGGCACCCTCGTAGTCAAGGGTGACAAAGCGATCATCACTTTGCCAGATTCCAAGGGCAAACTTGGCGTACTCCAGTTGTCCCTTGACGGGGAATTGCTGCCCTATGTTGAGAAGGGTAGCAACATCGGGCTTGGCCAAATGGGACGTGCCAAATGGCTCATTGACAACCACGGCGCGGCGCTTCGGGCGGTCGTTACCAAGTAATCGATTTCCGGTTTACAATTTCACCAGGAGTCATCATGCAATTCGTGATCTATTTCGTGTTCTTTTTGATAGCCGTTATTTTGGTAGAGGTTATTTCTCGCCTTAAGGCTTGGATACCGGACATTGGTTACCCCTTGATCATCTTTTTGTTCGGCATAGCTTCCTCAAATGCAGTTGCATACTATGAACATGAGCAAGCCAAACAAGCTGAACACAGCACAGCTATTGCACAATAGCAATAGCTTAGTTATAGTGCCTACCTATCATGGGGATTAGATGTCAACCATTACCATCTCGTCATCTCACCTTAGGGTTGAGCGTAAGGCATGGTTAGCCTCCCTCCCTAAAGAGGTTCGGGATGTCATGGTTGGCCTTGTATCACCAGATCCAAGGGTAGACAGCGATCCGCTAACAGACGGGTCTGCAATGACTGAATCCAACATGACTGAATCCAACACATTACCAGATCTATCCTTAGAGGTTCTTGACAAGAAAATCATAGCAAAAAAGTCGGGGCAGGATATGATGTAAACGTCGGTAGGGTTCTTCTCCCTACCTCTCCTCCTACCTCGGAGGATCAACCCTAATATTTTCGGATACGGGGCTGTAGCCAAGTGGTTAAGGCAGGAGGCTTATACCCTCCCATCGTGGGTTCAATCCTCACCGGCCCTATTTACAATTCTCTACATAATACTCTCTATGTGGTAAAACCCAAACAGGGTATATTGTAGAAGTTGAGCGCCCATAGCTCAGAGGATAGAGCACCGCTTTCCTAAAGCGGGGGCCACTGGTTCAAATCCAGTTGGGCGCATCTTACTCATTTACATTTTTTGCGCCCATAACTCAGATGGACAGAGTACCAGCCTTCTAAGCTGGTTGTCGGCAGTTCGAGTCTGCCTGGGCGTACTTTCTTCACTGTTATCGGAAATCGATTACCGATAAAGGATTCAATATGTCAGTAGGAATTCGCATCTATCGTTTAGACGATCTAAATGCTATTAGCTTAGACATTATAGCTCTTTGTATCCGTCATGAATACGACGCAGACGGATACCGCTTGGTTGGTAAGACCAGAGACAAGATCCACTGGAAATTGGATTGGCGCGTGGACGATTTGGCCAGTATCCGTCTAATCTGGATACTTAATTCTATGCCCCACATTGCGGTATGGGATCTTCCCTTCCTTAAAGAGAAGATGGTCCGTGTCTCCTATGGAGAGGACATTACAGGATTCTCTGTATCCTTACAGAATCTCCTGGCATCCAAAGGCATCAAGGATGTATTTATGGAAGAGATTACCGAATGAGTGAGTGCGGTGATAACTTCACAATTAATCTGTCTCCTTCTCTTCTATTGGAGATACCAGACAATATCGATCAGGTATCTTTATGTGCGGCGCTACATGAGCCGCCATCCTTACAGGAGATAGATGCACTTAATAGTGCATACGAGAGAATGATAGAGAAAGGTTTCGTATTCTCGCATGAGCTAAGTGATGATTCACTTAGCCATCTAACCACCATGATTTTTAGGAGGTTCTAATGAATATCAATATTGAAGATCGCTCCTACCTCAATGGAGTGGAGCAACACCTAAAGACTGAAGGGAATCCTTCAGATATTAATGTGTCTATTCCTGTAGACTACGATGATGCATTTTCGGAGCATGTCTATCACAAAGAAAGCTTTGATTTTGTGTCGGAGGTAATATCTAAGTTTGAGGAATTGGGATACATCTATGTATCCACAAATCACGACGATGAGCTTACGTTGGGGCGTGCATACGCGCCTCCCCAAACATTGGAGCGTTTATCATTCCACCGGGCTTCATGACGCGGGTACACCAGTTACCGACAACAAACGATTCACACGTTGGCTTTTTTAGCCAGTCATGATACACGTTCACTGTAACCGTCCATAAGGACACACTGGAGAAAGACGATGCTTCTGATTCTTATCACCCTTCTTATTGGCTGCCCATCACCCGCACCAAGCCAGGAACCTCCTGCACAGGTAGCGCCTGCTACCGAACCGGTAGCCTTGCCCCCCACAGAGGTAGCACCTGTAGGTGCTCCTACCGAGCCTGCTACCTCACCTGTTGAGCCCGTCCTTGTTGCTCCTCAAGCACCTACCCAAGCACCGGTAGAGCCTGTTTCGCCAGTGCCTACGGTAGTTGTCTTACCTACCCACTAATCCTTAGGGTCTTGCAGACAACTTCTTGACAAGAGAATCGTTGCAAGATCACCCGGAAAGGATATGATGTAGGAGTTCAGAGGGAAAGGGAATTTACCCTCTCCCGATCTCAAGGAGGCTGAATGAGCTATTTGCGGGCACCCTAATACTCCTTGGATTTCCAAGGTCGTTATTAGGGTCTTCCCGATATCCTGACACATCCTTACAGGAGCCGGTTCCTTTGAATGTGTCCGGTTTTCCAACAGGACTGGCCCTTCTCCTATATCGGAGGGGGAAGGCACCACTTGAATTTCAATAAGAAACGTTTAACGTCAACGATTGAAATACTGGACAGATAGCTTGGCGAAATAGCTCAACTGGTTAGAGCCCCTGTACACCCTACCGAGTAGGAACAAGCCAGGGAGGTTGAAGGTTCAAATCCTTCTTTCGCCATCTGCTGGGTAACCAGCATTTAGGAATGATACCGACGTAAGAGAAGGCAATTTCTGGGTATAGCGCAGTTGGTAGCGCGCCTGTTTTGGAAACAGGAGGTCGCTGGTTCAAGTCCAGCTATCCAGACTCTTTAGTTGTAAACAGCTAAGATAAGCGGTACGGTAGCTCAGTGGTAGAGCACTCGACTGAAAATCGGGGTGTCGCTGGTTCAACTCCAGTCCGTACCATGTGCCTATAGCTCAATTGGTAGAGCGCTGGATTGTGATTCCAGAGGTTGCGGGTTCAAGCCCCGTTAGACACCTTTCTTTGGTGAGGATAGATACTGGCTAATCTGGCCCCCGTTCGAGGGGGGGTCATTTTCACTGGCTTGCAGGTTCGAGTCCTGCCCTCACCCTTCTTTGGTTTTTGGAAGCGTGGCCGAGTGGCCGATGGCGACGGTCTTGAAAACCGTAGTTCCTGTTGAGGGAACCGTGAGTTCGAATCTCACCGCTTCCGTTTCGGTACGATGAAATCGATTACGCACCAGTAACTCAGTTGGCAGAGTAGGAGACTCTTAATCTCTTTGTCCAGGGTTCGAGTCCCTGCTGGTGCATAAGCCGGAGAGTAGCTCAGTTGGCAGAGCGGTGTCCTTACAAGGCACATGTCGTCGGTTCAAGCCCGACCTTTCCGATAGATGGGCGAGTGGTGAAATTGGCAGACACAGGGGACTTAAAATCCCCTACCGAAAGGTGTACGGGTTCAAGTCCCGTCTTGCCCATATCTTCAGGATAACCAATGTTAGAAATGCAAAAAGCAGTCAGATGTAAATTACCGAGTGAGATTAAGCCCTACCAGACGTTCTTATCATTCAGCTTTATGCACGATATGATGAAGAAGGCATGGGCAGAGTTTTGTGACCACGGCCCACAGGGCTTTTACCATACAGTCTACACGTATTGTAATGACTGTAATGGATATTGCAGAGGATACCGTCTTAAGGTATCGGAAATGTCGAAAAAAGAACAGGAGTTAGCAGCGGGCGTAGGGTATTTATCGCCCTTACTGCATACTAAGCCTGGATACGACGTTAAAGAGCTTACAGATAAGTATGATTGGTGGACATGTAAATCATGTGGCGCAATCGGATATAAAGAGCACTACGGTATCTTTACCGATTCACCTATTGGCAAGGCTTTCTTAAAGGGCTTTGTAAAGCGCGTACCTCCACACTTGAAGTCTGATTTTGACGCAATTGAAAATGAAGATTGATAGGGGATTTATGGTATATAGCTCCGACGAGATTAAAAAGAAGCTAAAAGCTATACACCAGCGCGCATCATGCATATTTCTCGGTAATCGATTTCCAAATGTACAAAGAGTCCAAATGTACAAAGAGTCCAAATGTACAAAGTAATGTTTTCAGGATTCAAGACGAAAGAAGAGGCAAAAGCATTTATAGATGCTTACGCTGGTGGATGGGAACAAGAATCGGGCTTATGGCTTGACGAGGTTGGTATCAACTTCGCGGGCGCTTCCTACCCTATTATTGAAGATGAATCTTCTCTTACATTAGAATGTAAGCTAAATATCAGTAGGGAGACAGATGAGCCAGAATAAGCCATAGCATTCATGTCCAATGACAAAATAGGCCATTAGTGATATGGTCTATTTTCAATAGTGGATGATGAATGTTGATCAACGCCTCCAACGAAGAATTTCTATCAACAAGTACCGAGAGAGTATCTTTATTATTGAGCGATCCGCCTTGGGGAGCGGGTGAACAGAATACGGAATCGGAGTTTACGTATTCTGATGAGCCAGAGGATATGCCAGGACACATAGATAGGCTAACGGCGTATAACAAGAGATGTGTAGATACGGCGGCAATTTTCTGCGATAAGAGGAGCCTACACTTATGGCACGCAGCATTACTTAGAGACGTAAGTGAGGGCAACATACAGCATGTAGTATTGGAGTCGGCAATAGGGAATTACAAGCGAACGAGATGGCCACAAAAGCACTACTATATGATTATTGCTCATTATCGTGAGCCTGTATATTTCGACTTTGCGGCGCTCCCAGAGACAGATAGAAGGGCACCAAAGAAGGGCTATAACGGCCTAATGAGAAAAACGAACGGTGTTGTCCAGGCAACGATGTCATGTACGGATAAGGAGCGGGTAAAGGGATTTACGGCTCAGAAGCCCGTATGGTTTTTGAAAGACGTTATTAACGTCTTATGCCCGAAAGAAGGGAAGGTAGTAGATCCGTATGGTGGAACGGGTAGCACGTTTGTAGCCTGTATAGAGACAGGAAGGGAATACCACGGATACGAGATGAATCCAAACACCTATAGGGTAGCATGTGAAAGGATAGAGAAAGCGAGACAGGTACTCGGATTGCTATGAAATCGATTACCTACTATATGTATACATTCGTGGAGAAATATATGCGCACGCTCTTACAGTTGATCGAAAAGATGTCGGATCATGGTCCGAAAAACAAATGGGTAACATTGTCTGTTGCAGATCTCGCCAAAGATCCTGCACTTGCTGATGAATTTGTGCAGATGATCCAGCATTCCTACCGGAAAATCGGCGGGCACGTTGAGTTTAAGAACGCCCAGTCGTTTTTCAGTGGTGATGCCTTGGTATTTGATGCTATCGATCATGATGATGATCCGGAGGCAGATATTCTTCGGGTAGCAAAGATTTCTCCTTATGGAAAAAAGAGTATCGCTACTGCGACGGATGATACGCCTTTTTCTAAGGCTTCGATGATTACTTATGCGGCTTCTTCTTTAAAGAAGCCTGGATTTTATGCAGAAGTATCTGATGCAATGGCGCATATTTTGATCACAAAAGAGCTTGTCCCTTTTGTTTCAGATGAAGCAACAGTACGCAAGGTGCTTAAAAAAGATATTGTTTGGATAGGTGCTCACCCTGACGGTAAATATCCAGGCTATGATGGTTGGTACATACGGAAGCTTGGACCGAAGGAAGAGGAGCACTTAAAGATTATGGTAGGTATCCCGAAGGTATGACATGTTAATTATATGTCAATCACCTTATGCTTTGAAAGCGGGATAAGCTGATTTAGTAGGTATAGATTGTTAAGGCTTAGAAAGCGAAATTACTTCTTTACGAGAAGCGGTTACTGTTTCCTATTATAACCAGCCAGGGTATCTAATGAGTGAAGAATCTATGTTTTTAGACATTGAGACAGGTGAGTTGACGCAAGATGTCGAGAGAGGATTTTTATGTATCGACCATGCTGGCTATAATAGCTCAGGCGACGAGATGTTTGATTACAAGTTCTGCTTCAAGCCAAATGGGCAAAAAGCCAAGGTTATAGTATGGAAGTTATCAGAGGAGGTAGGGCCAACATTTACAGCGTTGGCGAATAACGTACATGGTTCCTTTCAAGCATTCTATCAGATAGAGATGGAGAAAGCAGAAGCAGGAGAGGAGCCTGATTGGAGGGCAGTAACCAATCACCTATTGGTACGAGCGATACGCTCCCCATTAGGGGATGATAAGACATGAAATCGATTACCGAAACTAACCTTTCAAGGACTAAGGAGATAAGATGGTAAAAATAGATCCAATAATTTGGAAGAAGATACCTCCGCATGTACAAGAGGTATTGTCGATAGGTATTGAAATTTCAGCTTCACCCGATGAAGCAGCTTCAAGAATTGCTTGCCTAAACCTCGTATTTAACGACGATGGAACATGTATCAATCCGGTCTGGGCGGGAACGGATCTTGGACATATACTTATGGATATCAAGGCATCTAATTGGATAGACGCGATAGAGTACGCATGTGCGTTTACAGCATCTCTCACAAAGGAGCAATGTGAGATGCAGAGGAGTAACGGAATTCGACATGATCCAATCACCATTACGGAATTCCATAGCTCAGGAAGGACAATTCACCTTAAGGAGCCACTTGTATTTGAGGTAACCGAGCGGGGTGGACTATACCATGCTGAAACCGAAGTATCAGAGGATCTAAGCTGTTATGAGGAGCGTCTATCTTATTTGATGCCATCGATTCTATCGGGATTAGACAATCTATGGACGATCTACGCAATGGAGGACGATAGCTACCTAACGGATAAAGCTATTGAGCTTAAACGGTTACTATTGGGCCTAACGATCTCCTTTGGCTTAGACGAATAGGAGAGCTTGTAAACCGTTTGTCAAGACAGATATATTGGCTACCCAGAATGAGAGCAACAGGGTATTGTCTGTTCATCGAAACGGAGCCCATCATGCGCAAGATCAAGAACGTCAAACCCGTTGCAGCCCGCGACGTAGTTTCAACCCGCTGCCCTATTGCAGCCGCAATGATTGAACGCGGTGTACGCGGTGCAGGCCATCATCATAATCCCGCCCCCAAGCGCGATACATGGAACCGCTGTGCCAAACATAAAGGCCAGCGGTTTGAGTAGGTAATCGATTTCCATTTCTATCCACAGTTGTTACTGATTTCTTAGGAGTATTCATCATGCAAACGTTATCACAATTGGCATCCGTAGCATCCTCACAGTTGGCAGAACAAGCTCAAACTTTTGAGGCTCTTGCCGACGAGTACCTTAAACAAGTGCAGTCTGCTATTGACGCAGAGCGTAAAATGCCTTGGGGAATTCCCCAAGCATCATTTATGAAGGGTGATAAGCGATGGAGAATTGTTGTCAAGGATCGTCCAGAAGATAAGGGCGGGTCAGCGTTTGGATTTATCGACTTCGTGACGGGCGACCTTCTTAAAGCAGCGTCTTATGCTGCCCCTGCAAAGGGCGCACGCGGAAACCTCTTTGATAAGAACACATGGAAAGACTCATTCACAGCCTACGGAATGGCCTATAAAGCCAAGAAGGTATACATCAATCTTGGCCCAGATAGTCTTGCCAAGCTAAACGATGTTAGTGTACGCAACTTCTCGTAGTCGAATGGTTGCTTATTCACAGGGGTTTTGTTACTCATTCTTTATGAGAACCCTACGTGCCCTTATAGAAGATACCGAGACAGATTATGATCGGTACTTCACCAATGGATGGAATGCTGCAAAGAAGGCAAAAAATCCTGCATCCCATGAAGTCAATGCACGTTTCAAGAAGGTGCAGGATAAGAACGGTGAGGACTGGAAGGTTGGATACCTTGCATTCATCAGTAAGCGAGACTACCCGGACATTGAGCCTGCTCCAGTTGTAAGAGCTAAGCAGCTTGGGCTACTTGAGTCGAAGCAAACGGACATGTACTATTTAGCCAAGACACTACAGGGGCTAACTGGTGCTTCTATTGCAAAGCTGCTTGATGCTAAAAATCTTGAAGTATCATTCACCAAGATTGATAGCTATCATGGGAAGATTACAGCATATCAGGACCATTTTTTATTGTCCTCATCGGAGGACAATTCTGTATATTGGACTAAGGCTTTGCTGGCGCTTAGGGGCCATGCGAACGTATCTGTTGAGGAGCACGATAAAGAGGGGAATCCGGTTGAATGGCTCATCACGCCACTTGAAGGATAAACCGGTCTTAATGCCTTTATGTGTCATCCGATTTACCTGACAGCCAGTAAATCGATTACTTGTTACCAATCGATTACCTTGTTATTAGATTTGTATGAAAAACCTCCGCACGCTTATAGAAGATACTGAAGCAGACTACGATAAGTATTTCACCAACGGGTGGAACGCTGCAAAGAAGCTTAAGAACCCCCAAGGGTATGAGGCTAAGGAGCGATTTAAGAAGGTCCAGTCCACGAATGGCCCTGATTGGATTCAGGGCTACTTAGCTTTTATTGAAAAGCGGGATTTCCCAACCAGTACGGCTCCAACTGTACTGAGAGCAAAGGGTCTTAAGTTAACAGAAGAGGTAGTTTTTAATCAAAACTACGCAGATGGGATGAAAGCACTTGGCAAGAGGATAGTGCAGTTAACCGGGCTTACACTTAAGGAGGTATTGGAAGCAGAGGGGAAATCGATTTCCTTTACCGACGATGGGATCAAGCGCGGGAAGCTCTATGGATTTGAGGATTACTTTTCTATTGTTACCTCCCCAGAAGAGGTTCCATACTGGGAGGAGAATCTTAAGAAGTCTTTACCTGATATAGATCCTTACTTCCCTAATGGAAAGAAGGGTATGCGCGTAACGATAAATTTAATACTCCCCATGGAAACCATTAAAGAATCAGTCGATTCTAACCCGCTTGATGGTAAGAAGAAAAAGCAGGTTACGGATATGATAAATAAGATCCTTAAGAAGTACACAGATGGACAGTTTAGCGATACGTCATGGGAGCCTATAAACAAGATGAGAGCAGATCTTACGAATAATGGTATTCCCTTAGAGGCTTTAGATGGATCAGGGAGATACGAGAAAGAGAATGGCATTGATATACGGAAGGTATGGAAGTACAAGGTTCCTTTCCAGAACCAGAATGATCGTGCAGATTCAGTTTACATAAGCATTACAGCGAGTGGTACTGGACCGGTAAGCGATCCACTTCAGAGATACGACGTTGTTGCATACGCTACTTGATAGCCTTTTAGGAAATCGATTACCGTGCTCTTACATTTTGACTGAACCGATCTAATATCCCTATATACCTCCCTCTATACATCTCTCTCTATCCTCTATCAAAGTTTGATAGAGGATAGACTATCGCAGGTACAGTAGAGTGTAGGAAATCGATTTCCTTGTTACTTCATGTTTATGAAAACGATAAGTGCGCTCATTGAAGATTTAAGTCCTCCTCTTGGTTTTGCTGGTCCCCAGAAGGGGGCCTGTGCGGTAATCCAGAGGATACGGAAAGAAGCACCTAAACCGATACAGCAGGCATTGGTAGATCCTGTTGAAGATGGGATAGATTTATCCAATAAGGAGGCATCACAGATTTACGATTTAGAGACGGAGCCATTGCCAACGGGTGCAAATACATACTTTAAGAAGCTCATTATCTCTTCACATGCGCAATACCGTATGGATCTTAGGGGGATCACGATAGAGCACATAAAGACGGCGATACAGAATTTCACGAAGGACTGGCTGAAGCATAAGGGGATGAAGAGTCCAGTATATGACACATGGAACGAGTTAGCACAGAGGCGAGAGCCTATTAATTGGACGGACATGAAGCAGAAGTTGTTTTTAGCATTTACGATATACGATAAGGACAGGGAGATAACGCTTGTGACGAGTTATTGGAGGGATCAGTTGAAGGTAAAGGCACCTGGGGATGGTGGATGCGATAGCGAGTAGGTATTCCAATCCTCTTCACCTAAACTATGAAAGATTAAAATAATATATTGCGTATATTTATGTATAGGTTATTTCCAGGGGAGGAGGCAGAGATGACAGTAGACGATATGATTGCAACGCTGACTGAGTTATCGGAGCAAGGGCATGGGGATAACGAGATAGCGATAACGGCGCAGGATGAGGATGGAACGGACGTAGTAGAGACATTTGATATACTTAGTGTTTCTACGTATATAGGCGACAATGGGGAGACGCTTATAGGCTTAGATATAGACGATAGCGCGATGGAGTTTGAGTCGTTATCGGGTGGAATGGAGTACGAGAACTGATGGAATCGGAGCGGTTAGCGCGGGGGAAATTAGAGATGCTATATGAGCGTATAACGGACTATTTAGCGAATCGTGACGTAGCTGGCCTTATTAGACAGGGGGCACCAAGGGACGAGTACATGCCGGAATCACTGAGCCTTATGGATTTATACGAAGAGGATAATGATTTACCATCTCTTCAGATAAGGGAGATATTTAATGAGATTATACCTCTTACAGAAGAGGAAGCATGTTTAATGAGGCACGATATTATGAAGATGATAGAGGAAGTAAAGTTTCTGTAAACCATATCCGCAATAGATAGGGTTTAATCTTAGACAGGATATGATTACCTCAACAGTCAACAGAGGTAAAGATGAAAGAGCAGATAATTCAGGTTGTAAGACCTAAGCAGCTTTATGATGGTACATTGGGAGCATCATACCGAACACCTACTGTACCTGTTATTGGTGATCTTGTTGAGGTACAAACAAGGGGCGGAAAGAGTTGGAAGGCAACGATAATGAAGCAGCTTGCGCTATAGCTATAGAAAGGATATGTTGGAGCAGGTAGAGTAGGTGAAGAATCATGAGATCCTTGCTGAAGAAGCATCAGTGCTTTCCAAGTACGCGCACGATGAGAGCATAGCTGCGTTTGTGGATTAGGAGGCTATGGATCGGTGGTTAATCTCTAACGAAACAATAAGGGGCACCAATGCCTGATTTTGCACTATGTAGGAATTCGCTATGTACCTTATCTGCATCCTGCCTACGATACCAGACGGAGCCAGGGTACAGACAGACCTATGGTTCATTTAGGCAGAACAAACTACTTAAATGCTCATATTACATGGCTCCAGAGCCTACCCCTACCGATCATTGCGAATCGGTACAGGTAGCAGAGGCTAAGGCGCTATTCTAAGTTTTGCTCGGAAATCGATTACGGGCTAACATTCTAATATGAAGAATTTAGCGCGCGTCGTCATCATTAGTGAAGATGAGAAAGACGTTACTCTTTCTGGAGAGACGGGGCATTGGGTAAATGTTAGGGGTAGACCTATATTTATAGGTGAACCTTCTCAAGCATCAAAGCGCCTCTCCACTTTAGATCCGAGTAGTATGGACCGTGGCCGTCAGATATTGACGGTTAAGGTTCCCGATCCTAAGGCCCCAGGTGGGTTTAGGGAGACGAAAAAATATGTATACTCTGATAAATGGAACCAAGCGACACAGAGGTATAAGTTTGCTATCGCAAACGACATAGAGAAGAACAGGGACAAGGTAGAGGAGTCTCTTGAAAAAGAGATACTTGGCGGTAAGACAGGAGCACCATTAGCGGTATGTGCATTGGTTATTTCCAGAACGGGTATGCGCGTAGGACAGCCTGGAAATGCGACAACGAACGATGAGGGAGTATCAGAGGAGACGTATGGAGCGACTACATTAGAGCGTAGTCACGTAAAGGTTGATGGAGATAAGGTTACTTTTGCCTTTAAGGGGAAGGCAGGGGTAGATCAGAATATCGTTATTACTGATAAGGTAATAGCGAAGGGCGTGAATGACATTCTTAGCCAACCGGGTAAAGACGATGATATTCTCTTCACCAAGAAAGACCCTGATAACGCAAAGAAGCGCGCAGGTCTTAGACGTGAGGACGTAAGTGATCGGTTTAAGCGTTTTAACGACCACTACAAGCCTAAGGATTTTAGGACAGCCAAAGCGATGCAGGAGGCTGTAGCGGTAGCACAGGATATTCTTGGCAGAGGTCATGATATTCCCAAGCAGAAGGCTAAGCAGAAAGCGTATGCAAAGGCTATTGTAAAGGAGATGGGCGAGAAGATTAGTAAGGTACTTGGCAATCAGCCAGGGGTAGCGATTAGTAATTACACGAATCCGTTGCTTGTGGAGTACGTATTGAAAACGATAGGCATCAGTAAAGAGATGTTAGAGAGTTTAGACAGTGCTGAAGGAAGGGCAGCATCAACGGCTGGAACACCAGAGAGCGTACCGTTACTGATATCTATCTATGGTGAGGACGCGGTTAAGTTATGGTTCTCGTCTTTATCGGACGCTATGAATGGAAAAGACAACGCAGGTATTGATTTAGAGACGGGTATGCCTGTAGAGGATAAACCGAAAGGTAAGAAGAAAGATAAGGAAGTTGCGGAGTCTGCACCTAATGGGTCTGATCCGATATCGGAGGCAATGTTAGAGACAGATGTACCGATGGCGGGATTCCAGACATCTACACTTCACTTTGATCCTACATTAGCGAAGGCGCTACACTACACACCTACGAGTAGTGATATGCTTGGGTTGGAACGAGCCTTAGCGAAGGAAGGAAAGCACATTTACGGGTCTTTAGCGAAGCGGCGTGATGGGAATTGGTCATTCTTTTACGAGTCCTCTTCAGGTAGTGAATACGGCACGTATGTAGCTATTTACCCGCACAAGGTAGATTTAGGGATGTACATATTTGAGGAGACATTCTTTAATGTAATGAAAGATAGGATGAAGATTAGCCGTATGGGTGAGAATCGCCAGGGTATCATTATTCAGGTTAACGGATACCGCTAATGCGCACCTTAAGTCGTTTACTACAGGAGCATATATCTTTCCAGAGATTGTTACTGGAGGGATCTATATTAGAGAAGTACGCAACTGATGAGAGGATAGCGGCGTATTTATCGGATTGGCTTGTTGTTATATACGATAGGGAGGCATTCAAGAAAGCGCTTAAAGGGGCACCAATGATCATTGGTGATAACTTTTTATCCAAGCTGGAGAAGGAAAAGAAATCAGGGGGTATTTACCTTTCTGGATTAAGCTTTGACAGGCTTGACGTATCATGCAACGATATGCCGGTTGTTTCTTCATCGGTAGCGGCGGTTAAGGGATATGGGCCATTAGCGTATGAGATTGTAATGGCTAATTACGGATTAGGGCCAGATAGGATATCTGTATCTTCTAAGGCAAAGAGTGTATGGACGAAGTTTTCGCAAAGAGATGACGTATCTATTCATCCATACGACGATATAGATAGTCCTAAGACACCTACCCCGAAAGACGACTGTGATGTATACCAAGATGTGGAGTTAGACGCATCATACACGTTACCGCCTGATGCGAAGGCAGCGAGTAAGGTTTATATTAAGAGACACAAGGCATTTGAGAAAGAGTTTATGTCTAACCACGACGGGGATTTAGGTATGATCTTTAAACGAGCGCACAACACAGTATTTGATATGAATTACGGGTGAGAAATCGATTTCCTAAATAGGTCTTGACAGGTGATCCCAGTATAGGATATGTCAATCAGGACTAAAGGAGACAAAATGGAAGTAGAGAAAATGGAAGTAGAGAAAGTATCTGAAGAAGAACATTCCGAAGAACTAATTGCCCCTTCGGAACCAGTTAGACCCATACACGCTGTAGGCGATATTGTTAGGCTTAGGTCGGGTGGTCCTTACATGACTGTCCAACGTATGACTGATGATATTGGTAATAATTCCTATGGTCAATATAGTATTAGCTCACATTACTACGAGTGCGTATGGTTTCATAAAGGCACGCCCCGCAAATATCTCTTCAGAGAAGAGACACTAAGATCATAAGAATTCAGATCCAGCATTTGAAAGAGCAGGAGACAATAATGAAGATTATATCGTTAGATTTTGATGGAACCCTTGTTTATAGGAATCCCTTGTTTGGGATAGATAAGCCGTACACGCTTATGTACGAGGGAGCGAGGGAATTTCTTGAAGAATGTAGAGAGAAATGCGACAAGCTTGTGCTGCTTAGTACAGCGCATCCATCGTACCTAAGGAGCCAGCTTAACGAGCATGGTATCACTCATTTTTTTGACAGGGTAATTAGTACCAAGAGTCCTACGGATAAGGTATGGGCATCTGATCTAACCCAATCCAGTTGGGCACATGTAGACGATACACCTACGAATACCGTTATGTACGGTGAGAAGCTATCACAGTTCTTTGGATGCAGATGGGATATGATTCCCAGTAACGCTAAGGAGAATTGGATACACTTTCGGGAAGGTGAGAACGAGTTAGAAGATCCCCAGGATGAGACACATGGGGTTGACTACTCCATTATCCTTAGGGACATAGATCGGGTTCTATCGGTCCCCTATACACCTATTTACCCCAAGCCTGATTATGACGATGACGATTGGGAGCCTTGGACACCTTCAAGTCCGTAAAACCAGCCTGTAAACTTCATGTAAAGAGATAGATATCCGGTGGATCAATATAGGTCTACCGGATAGTCTGTTTATAGGCTCGTAAAGAGTAATCTTTCCCCCAACATTAACCCCAACCATGGAGCTACTTTGGGACCAGAGCAGTTTAGGGCATTATTTGTTCGCATTCTTGAGTACGGGGAGGCACACCCTGATAAGTGTTTTATCCACACGATTGACGATGCCTTATTTATTGAGGTATTTGGTCATAAGATTGGATGTCGCCAATCAGGATTATATTTGACGCTTATCAATACGTCACCCGGCTGTAATGCAACGATGCAGTTTCGGACTACCAGTATTTCATCGTCTGAACCATTGGTAAACCGGGTGAATACCCTTATCGTTAGGGTATCCAACAGGGTATTTGAGAAATCGATTTCCGACGTTACCACTCCCCCGTATATGGTAAGTATTGGCCCTATCCATTTGGGGCGAGCACGGTCGATAGCATTTTTATCGGGTGTTGTAATTTCGACAGCGGTTATTTTTTGCCACCTTATCGGCCTTATCCAATGAGTGAAGGCGAAGCCAACGCTAAATTTCTGCCTAATTTACCGTCAGGATGGACAAGACGGCCCAAGGGAATATGTAAGGCTTGTTGGAAGCAATACGTAGTAGACGAGAGAGAATCAGATCCACGGAGGTATAAATGTTAGACATTATAGAGACAATCTTAGCCTCTATTGCTACGCTTGTTATCGGGCTATATGTAGGTGATGAATATGGTAAAGGCTACGTGCTTCCTGCTGCGGTGCTATGTTACTTCGTCATAACGGCCATTCACGTTTTACTTGATATCGCATTTGATGACGATGACGACGATAAACCCAATAACAAGCCTACAAAAACCAAACCAGCCTAACCACTCTAACAACAAAGAATCCAGAGAATCCAATAGAGAATCCAATGTCAGCACCAATGATTATCAAATACTACGGTATTTCAATTTATGAAAGCGGCTTCAATGTAAGTCAAACATTCCTTAGGGGATTCCTTGAGCTTTACGGAGTCTCTGTAGATACATTACCGGACATAGAAGATCCCTCTTATGATAGAGAGATGCTTGAGTTAGTAACTGAAAACCTACCCATTACCGAAGGATACATGGCAAGTGGAGACGATAGACCGGTATATTTAGGTATCGCTATTGATGCTTCAGACGTATACGAAGCAGAAACCCTATTGGAATGGATGAATGAGCCATTATCTAACGAGAAATTAGGCAGAGCAATTCATGAGTTCTTTGCTCTTGTTGGTATTCGTTCACCAGAGCAGGATAAGGCATTTGAGGAGCTACTAAAGAGGGAAGGGATTCAACCTCGGATTCATTTTGTCACAGTAGACAGCTAAGCCCCAATGGCGTTGGCACCTTTATTAGACGCTTTACAAACGCTTGACGAGATAATCATTGTCTCGAAATGAGCCATGAGGTATCTTGAAAACGCGAAGGGAATTTCAACTTCCTAAGGAGCTTAGATGCGCGAAGCGATTGTAGTGATTCGGGAAGGGTTTTCATACCTTGTACTTCCATTCCGACCTGCTGAGTACAGCGTTGGGGCTTATGGAGGTCTTGTTGAGACGCGCGCTTCCCAAAAGGAGTACACCGTAGCCAAGCGGGCTGTCGGTTCGACCACGATCCTCGACGCAGAAACGGGCGCTCAGATCTACGAAGGGATGTCTTTGGAGGAATTTGCAGACGCGCTCGGTTACCGGGTTGTAACCCAAAAAAATACAGAAAAAGATACAGAGGCCACATGTAATGCTGGTTGGATCAGCACCGCTAATTGGTAGCCAGTAATCGATTTCCAAAGGAGTTCAAGATGACTGTCTCTCAGCTTTTGGCTATCAAGGTTCTGAAAGAGTACGCTAAGGAGCGTGGTCTAACAGTAGAAGCAGAATACACCCCTGATGGGGATATTATACGCTTCAGTCTCTTTGAGAAACAAAGCGTAGAGGTAAGTGATTATGGGCCATTTATCGGCGCACTATACAACGTCCTACGTTGTAAGCTATTTGCTGGTATTGGATATCATATCGATACCTGCAATGTACCCGTTGTCCACCACGGATGCACCAGTTTGGTTATCTCATTCAACGAATGGGTAGAAGATGAACGAGTTCGTACCTCTCTTCACCCATCCCATGACTCGGACCTTTCTGTACCAGCTTGGCCAGCCTACCCAGCTTTTTGTAAGCTCTTTAATGGAGAACCACTCTCCGAAGATGACATTGAAGCAATCGCCCAAGGTGTAGACGATATGATTTCCAGTATGAGTAGATGTGATTCTCTTCATCCAGGGCGTAAAGAGCGATTCGAGTTCTTCCCCCATGAACACGAGGATCATGTAGTATACACCTACAATCTTCTTGGATTAACGACCCGGAAAACGTATGCGGAGATTTTCAAAGACGGGTCATTTGCTCTTGACTCCATCCGTGAGTCATGGACATACCAAAGTTATGAAGAATCGGTACTCACTGTTATTGCAGCATTCAAGTCGGAAAAAGACCGTTTATTAAACCTCCTAAAAGGAATACAATGAGCACTATAACCGTGCCATATCAAATGGCGTTCGGGACATACGAGAAGTACCCAAGGGGATGGTGGAGGAATTTACCATCCCTTGCTGTCAAGATCGATGACCGGGGTAAAGCGATCCTCGTTCGGATTCGTTCTGGAGAGACACCAGAGACGATATCCAAAAGTTTAGCACAGCAAGGCTACCGTCTGAGTCCTATGGCCATAGAGGATTTAGTGGAGATAGCTAAGAAGAAGGGCTTGTACCCTTCTTAGTCCTATTTCTTTAGCCCTACAGCCTCGTAAAGAGCTTGTCAATACGTTCATTCTACCCTTGTAGCAAAACCTATATAGGGTATGATGAGGCTACCAAACCCATAGGGAGCATTCATGCCAGAATCCAAACAAAAGATTGGAGCCGATCTTGTGTGCCGCATTGCATACGCAAAGGCCCATAAGGCCGATTTAGGTATGTACTGGGTTCCAAACCAGTATTACACAACATGTCTTGATGCTCTCGCTCCCCACGCCATTTTAGGCCATGAAGGAAAATGGACACTCATTCAATTTGATTCACACCGTTAATCCAGATTCACCGTTAATTCAGGAGTAAATATGCCAGAGACAACAGTAACAGAAGTAACAGAAGTAACAGAAGTAACAGAACCTCAATATGTAGATCCCAACGTCCTAACCACCATTCCCACAGGCCACGTGCCATGGCCATCCATTGAGGATTTCCCTCACATGACGGCTTCAGTCCGTCGCATTAATTTACCCTTTAGCGACGTTCGTTTTCATGCAAAGATTAAGTTGCATGGCACCAACGCGGCAATCCGGTTTAAGAATGGTAAGATCTTTTATCAAAGCCGGTCTAACGATATCACGCCCGAATCCGATAACTACGGCTTCGCAAAGGCGATGTCAGCGTTAGAAATCGATTTCCAAAATACGCAATTGTTTCAGATTTCTCGGCTATCTCCTGACGCAGTATATATTGTGTACGGGGAATGGGCGGGATCTTCCATCCAAAAGGGTGTAGCCCTTTCCAAAGTAGAGAAGGGTTTTCATGTTTTCGCCATCCGACAGATCTTCTCCTGGCCAGAAGGTGTACAGGATCGGCTCTACGATGAGCCAGAGGATATCAGTTATTTCCTATCCTCTATGAATGAAGATCTGACCGAAGCAGCGCCCCCTTTTCTTAAGGGCGTTTACGTTATTCCTTGGTATGAGGACGGTGTAAGCCAGGAATATCGTATGGATTTTACGGTGCCTTCATCTGTGAATGCGCAGATCGAGCGTATCAATGCACTTGTTGATCAGATTGGAGTATCCGATCCCTACGTTAAATCATTATATAATGAGGACGGTACAGGGGAGGGATTAGTGTTCTACCCTATTGTAGAACGCACCACGGAGCACTACCCAACGGAAATGTTCCGCCGTCTTAGCTTTAAAGCAAAGAGTGAAGCACACCGGGTCAAAAAGACCAGTGCAGCGGTTAAGCTCCTTGTAGAGAAGCCAGAGGGAGTATCGGATTTTGTAAGCATGTTTGTTACAGAAGCCCGCTGTTTGCAGATCCTCCAATCTCATTGTAATAATGAGCGTATCGCGCGCCAGATTGGTCCCTTCATTAAGGGGATGTTGGCCGATATTGAAAAGGAATCGGTACAAGAGCGTGAAGCTTCAGGCTTAGACTGGAAAACCCTTCAAGGGGATATTTCTGCTGCATGCCGTAAATGGATGATGCCCTTCTAACGCCTAACGGTAATCGATTACGGATAGTAAAACTATCCGTTAGATAAGCAAGCCTATCTCCTTTATCAGAGATAAGGCTTGTTTTTTTATATATCCTTGTTATGATTCAGTACGGAGATTTCTATGTTAGAAACACCAGACATATTGGTTCATATCGCATTTATGACTGAGCTTGCCGGTAAAGTATCTGGGATTCAGGTATACGCATCTGGAAATAGTGATGAGTTATCATTTGCTACGGTAACTTCGGACAAAGGCACGATTGATCTGAACAAAATACCTGACGATACAGCGATATCATATCTCCTGCGAAGGGCATCAGAATTTTGTGAGAAGTACCATATATGCGAAGCCTTCGCTAAGCACGTACCCGCCAGTCTACCGATAAAGGTTGTTATTAGCCTTCGTGTTATGCTTGATGAATACCCGACGAGGCAATTTACGTTATCCCGCAAGCGTAGCATTATTGGTGAGGTATACTTAGAGGTATTGGAGGAACCGATAGACGCCAAAATGCTTGGGGAAGCTATACCAACCGAAGTACAGGAGCAACTACATACAGACTGTAAGCAGTGGCTCCAAGAGCACGATTTACTTTGAGCACAAAGCCTTATTTTGTTTATGTTATACAAAGCCTCACGCCGTATACGGTTAACGGTAAAGTACACAAGCCGCCCTATTATGTAGGGATGACGACTGATCCCATACGCAGGCTAAAGGAGCACAATGGTATCAGGCCAGGAGGGGGTAAATACACGTCAAAACACCGCCCCTGGAAGCTTGTTGCAATATACGGCACCTATCCTGATAGGTCTACAGCACTTAAGGCAGAATACGCACTTAAGCATAGTAGACGGGGGGAAGCGAGAACGCAATGGAGCCCTAAGGATTCACCGTTATGTATACCGTACACAGGGTCTTTTCCAATCGGGTAAGATAGAAACAAAAGGATAGGAAATCGATTTCCTATCCTTTTGTACGACTAACCAAAGTTATTTATAGGTCTAATTCCTATTGAAATTTGATAGAAAGTCGATATAGGTTAGAGCAGTATAGGAGATGCAAATATGACTGAATGGATGAAAGAAGCCTACGAGAAATATGGTAAAGAGATAGCATCCAAGGGCTTAACCCGTACAGGTGTTATGGCTTTAACGAAGTTAGGCGAGAGCCGGTCAAGACGATTGCTTGACTACGTTAGGCTAACAAATCCACATGATTCTACTGCACATAAGCCTACTGTACAAGAGCCTACACCTGTCTATAAGCCCATAGAG